TCAGGGCTCCCGCGCGTCAGGCCCGCGGTTCCGCGGACCATAGAGCTTCTCGCCCAGCTGCCGGACGAGTTCCCGCTCCGGCCAGCTGAGGCGCGCGTCGTCGATGGAGACCGCGAGCATGCCCTGGTCGCGCCAGCCGTCGCGCTTCACGCGGTCTGGGTCGCGCCGTTCGCCACCATAGCCCGGAGGATGCCAGCGCATCGCCGTCATGCGCTCCCCTCCCGGCTGGCCCGCTCGATGGTGGCGCGGGCCTGCTGGGCCCGGCGACGATCCCGGTCGTTGTCGAGATCGATCCGGCTGAGGCCGGTTTCGCGATCGACATGGCTGCCTTCGCCATGGCGCGCCCAAGCGATGAAGGCGTTGCCGATCTTGCCGTGCAGCGCGATCATGGCGCTCTGGTTGGACGCCGCCATGAGAGGTGCGAGATAACGGGAAAGGAACGGCAGCCAGTCGGTTGGGTTCAGAATGACGATCTGCTCGACAACGGCCAGTGGGGTCTCGATCAGCACGAAGATCCCCTGCATCTCGCTTGGCCAGAACCGGATCTCGAGACCGGCGCTTATCAGGCCTTCCTCCGTCAAGAGCGTGTATTCGCAATCGAGGACGCGCTCGAGCGCGCGATGCCAGTCCACGCGTTCGGCTTCGCTGAGGCGCATGGCCGCGTGATACCAGTCGGGCAGTTCCGTATCGTGGAAGCGGCCGGCGTCGTAGAGACGCATCCTGTCGAAACTCATGCCTCGGTCTCCTCTTCTGGGTGGGGTTGGTCGGGGCGCCGCAGCTCAGCGGGCTTGGTGGCCTCCAGCCGGACGCTGAGCGCGTCCAGCGCGGCCCGGCGCGCGGCGAGCACGGCCTGCATGCTGACGGTCAGGCGGGATGCGAGGGCGTCGATGCGCGCGGCGGCGTCGTCACCGGCTGGATTGCTCGCGATGGACCGCATCTCGAAGCTGGCGAGCGGCCCGAGACGGTTGGTGAGCCAGGCTTCCGGATCGAGGATGCGGGAGAGATCGACGTGGGCCGCCCGACTTCGATGGCCGGCGCCCTGCGGGCGGTAGGTCACCTCCGCCGAGGATGGGGACAATCTGCTATTATAGAGGTCTCCATAATAGTCATTTGTCCCCTTCCTCTGGCCGTCCTTCTTCGCAGCCTCGCGCGTCGGCCACAGCTCCGGGAAGCAGGCCGCCATGTCGGCGGCATTCTCGAGCACGATGCCGGTCAGCGCCATCAGGTCGCGCCGGGTCGGGCGGAGGTCGGACCAGGGCACCAGCGCGTCAACGGCAACCGGCAGCACCACGTCCGTGAGAAGGTCGATCTCGAGCGGCGTGGCGGCCGTGCGGTTGACGCCGCGACCGCGCCCCATCGCCTGGATCAGCTCGCCCTCGCAGATGCTCCAGCGCACGGCTTCGGCGATGGGATCAGCATGTTCCTCCATCGCGAGCGGCACGGTCCGGTCGTCTGCAAGCCTAAGGCGACGTTCGGTCATGGGATACCACCAGCCCGCGTCCTCCGGGTTCGGCGCGGGCACGCGGCCGGTCAGGGCCATCGCGATCAACTCGACCGTGCGCGGCGCGGGCAGCGTGCGGCCGAGGACCACCATGCCGCCGATCCCACCCCAGCGGTCGAGACCGCTCAGCGCGTTGAAATGCACCGCCTCCACCCGTGGTGGCAGTCCGGCCGAGCGAAGGGCATCGATGGCGGCCTTCTGGCCCACCACCAGGAGATCGATTGCCTGGCCGGGGCGATTGCACTGCCGGGCGCGGAGGTCGATCCAGGCCCGGAGGTCGCGCAGACGGGTCGCGGCGGCCTTCCGGTCCCGCTCTGGTGCGTCGGAGGCAGGCGTCAGGGCACGGGCCGAGGTCGGGCTGCCGGTGACCTGGCGGACGCGGACATGGGGCTGGCGCGCGGCGACGGGCGTGCTGATATCGATCCGCGGCAGGTAGGTCTGGACAAGTTCCGGCCGGAGCGTGGCGTCGAGATGCAGGATCGGCGCCTCGGCGGCCCAGCCTGCCCGCATGCGGCTGCGCCAGCGCAGGCGGAGCGCGCGGACCGAACCGGCCTCGGTCCTCTCGTGCACGAGTTCTGCACCGGCGGCGTCGTGGCCGTTCTCCAGCGCCTCGGCGAGGATAAGCCAGAGCATAGCGCAGCGCCCCGGTGGGGCCCATGGCTCGCCTGCGGGCGGCAGGACAGCCTCGATGCGCTTGCGCCGCTCGACCGGCGACATGCCGGGGCGAAGGCCCGCATCGCGCATCCGGCGGCGTTCCAGCGTCGCGGCATGGCGGCAATCCTCCGGGGTGAGACCGACAGCTTCCAGCAGGCCGAGGCGGAGCGGACCCGGCTTCATGACCCGCAGCGCCTTGCAGAGCCGCTCGCGCGCGGCGATCAGGTCGGCCGTCGCGCCAACATCCATCTTGCCCTTGCCGGTGTAGCAGCTGAGCGAGGTGCGGCCGGGCTCCAACCCGTCCTGCGTCAGCGTGGCCTTGCCGTCGAGACCGCGCAGGCCCGACTGCCAGAAGGCCTCGTCGATGACGAGAAGCCCGACCTCGCCGATGGCTTGCGGCTTCAGGTGGAAGAGGCTGTCATGGGCACAGACGATGACCTGCGCGGCCTGCGCCAGCGGCTTCTGACGCTGGTAGCCGCAGTCGTGGAACCAGGGACACAGCAGCAGTTCCGCGCCGTTCTTGACCTTGCAGCAGCTCTGTTCGACTGGATGCTCGATCTCGAGGGCGTCAAAGGTGGCCTCCGTGTCCAGGCACATGAGTTGTTCTGGATCGGCATCGCTGGGATCGGGCGCGGTGCGCCCCTTCCAGAGCATGGCGCTGAGCCCGAGCGCCTCGAAGGCCGTGACCTGCTCGGCGCCGAGATCGTGGCGCGGGACAGCATAGACGACCTTGCGTTTCCCGAGCCCGCCCGTGGCGATCAGCTCGGCGATGGCGGCGCGCGCGCTCGAGGTCTTGCCGAGGCCCACATCGACCGGCAGGCCGAGGAGCGGCGGCAGCGCCGCGCGCGCGACGATGTTGAAATCGAGTGGATCGCGGGTCGCGTCGCTGTCCTTCGCCGCCTCACGGGCGGCTTCGACAGCGGCCCAGTAGTCCGGGATGGCGGCCATGAAGCTGGCGATGGCCTCTGCGAGGCTGGCGCGGGCCTCGTCGGGCGTGAGCACGGGTGCCGGATAGGTCGGCGGTGGCGGCGGGATCCGGGCCGCGCCGGCGACAAGTGCCGCGACGGCCTCCGGCCCCTTGGCGCAGAAGAGGTCGTTGGCGTCGCCGGGAACCCCTGGCACGGCCAGACGGCCATCGACGGCAAGCGCAACCTTGCGCGCCGCCTCGACGCCGGGATTGCCGTCGCGGTCGGGCTTCGCGTCGTTATCGGCGACCAGGACGAGGTCGGCCGCCGGGAAGCGTGCCCGCAGCGCCTCGGCGACGGGCATCAGGTTGCCCGCGTCCATCGCCGCGATCACGGCATGGCCTGTGGCGATGTGCAGACTGGCGCCGGTCGCCCAGCCCTCGCAGATCAGGACGGGGCCCGTGGGCTCAGGGAGCGGCCCCGGCTCCGCACCCACCACCGTGAAATGCCCCCGCTTCGCGCCGCCAGCGAGGTATCGTTTGGCCCCGTCCGGCGCGATGGTCTCGAGGCTGTGGATCCGGCCGTCGATGTCCTGCAACGGCACGACGAGCTGGCCACGCGCATCCATGCGCAAGCCGAGCGCCGCAACCTGCTTGGCGGCGAGATAGGAATGGCCGTCCGGGGCTGGACAGGCATTGGCCCAGATCCGCGCGGCGCGGGCTGCGGCTTCCTCTGCACGGGCGACGGCCGGGTCCAGATCGTCGAGGTGTGGCTGAGGCGACGTTTCCGTGCCGGGCTGGGCCTGCGATAAAGCCGGCGTGTTCGTCGACAAGATCGGTGGTGCCGGGCGCGTCCGGGCCGGCCGATGGCGTCGTCCCATGCCGATACGATCGGCCGTCCAGTCCAGCGCGTCGCCGCGGGAGAGACCGAGGTTCCGGCCAACCAGATCGATGAAGCCGCCGCCGCCGCCCGCCTCATGGTCGAACCACATGCCCGCCTTGGCGCCGCCGATCACGACCGAAAGGCTGCCCTTGCGGCCCCAGCGCCATTCATGGCCCGTGCGGAGGGTCGGCTTGCCCAGCAACTCGACCACGAGTTCCGGAACCCGGGCGCTCAGCTCGGCATCGAAGGCCTGCCAATCCCGCGCGCTCATCGCCGTACCCGCAGGACGCGCCCGCGCGCGCCGGTCGGCAGGAAGGCCGCGGCAGCGATGCACAGGGGGTGGCGGACGCAGGAAGGCACGGGTGTCTGGAACCGGGGCTGAGGGCGTTGTTGCCCCCGGTTCTGCCGCCCTTCGGGCAGACCTCGCGACGTCGGAACCGGTCCGCCCGGCCACGCGACGCGTCCGCGGAAAGGGGTGACCCCTTTCGGCAAATCATTGAAATCAAGTCATATCATGGGTGAAGCCCGACCGGTCCTGCGGCCGGTCGGGAGCGCCTCCGGCCCTCGTCCCAAATTGGTCGGGTGACCCCTCATCCGCGCGAACGGGGTGAACGGTTCAGCCCTTCATCGGGACGGCCAAAGTCGGGGGGTGGCGCATTTGCAGCGTGCGCATCGAGGGCCTGTACAACAGGACGAGCCCGAAGCAGCCACCGTCAAAATCGCGTTGTCCTCGCCAACGCGTTTGAAGCCTCCCTGGCCGCACCTATCCGGTGTGCCGCAGATCGGGGCCCAGCACCCGCTTCGCCCCACCGCGCTGTGCCGACGGCAGCCGTATCAGCGTGGCCATGGCGTCGGCAAGCTTGTTGGAAACCGGTTCGCCCTCGATCTGCTGCTCGAGAAACCAGTCCATCAGGCATTCCTTCTTGCCCTGGTTCCCCTGCGAAATCCCGAAATGTGCAATCGCGGCCTGCATCAGATCGAGATAGGGCGTGGTGTATATTGCATCTGCCGCGCCTTGCGCGGGTCGCGCCGGCTCCGGGATGTAATCTGGCCAGATCGCCTTCACGAGGAAACGCGCCACGCGGATGTCGATGAATTCCCAATCCCGCGCGGTCAGCCGCCCGAACGAATACTTGCCCTCGCGCCACTGCTCCGGGCGGATGCTGGTGTGGTAGCCCGAATGCAGGCCGAAACCGCTGCTGCTGCCGCCGTTGCCCCAGCCATGGGTCCGCTCCTCCGTGTATCGCCCCTGCGCCAGAAGATCCCCGTCTCGCAACGCGACGAGCAACTCGGTCTCCGCCTCCGCCTTCCACGCGATCGTCGGGTCCTGCGGCCGGTTCCAGGTCTGGTATTCCGGCACCGGTCTGGGCGGCAAACTTGCCGCTTCCACCGCGCGCCGCGCGATCGTCACGTTCTGCACATGGGCCAGCGCCTCTGCAAAACTCCATTGGGTACGGTCGAGCGATTGCAGCGACATGGGGGCCTCGTGAATCGATTGGGGACAGTTCGAACATAATGGGAACGCCCTGACCCCTCAACCCACCAAGGTGTTGCAACACCGAAAGGGTTCACCCTTTCGGGGCGGGCACGGGCTGACCCGTTCCGAGGTCGCGGTCATCTGCGCAATCATGCACCGATGGATCATGATGTTCGATCCCGGTCCCACTCGTCGCCCCAACCCACTCGCTCCTACGGTGATGACGCCCGCCGAGCGCCGCGCTGAGCTGTGCGGCCTGCTGGCGCTCGGGCTGGTCAGGCTGCTGCAGCGCGGTCGGGGCGAACCTTCTGACGAAACAAGAGAAATTCACCTACACTATCCGGCTGTCCGATGCCGTCATGCAACCCGGAACCCAACGGAGACCGCATGACGACGCACGACCCCATCCCCGCGCGCATCGCCGCGCTCAAGACCACGCCGACGCCCGACCTGAAGAAGCAGTGGCGCGAGTTGTTCGACAGCCAGCCGCCGCCCTTCAATCGGCGCTACCTCGAGTCCCGCCTGGCCTACCGCATCCAGGAACTCGCCTATGGAGGGCTGAAGCCCGAGACCGTCCGCCGGCTGGAACGGCTTGGCGAGGAACTGGATGGCGGGGACAAGAAGAAGCGCGGAATGCGCCTCGACCGCGACCGTCCCGTCACTGGTACACGGCTGCTGCGCGAATGGCAGGGCGTCGAGTACGTCGTGACCGTCACCGCAGACGGCTTCGAGTGGCAGGGGCGGCCCTACAAGTCGCTGTCTGCCATCGCGCGCGGCATCACCGGCACCAGATGGAATGGCTGGGTCTTCTTCGGCCTCAAGAACCACAGGGGACGGACATGACGAAGCCGCCGGAAAAATCGAAGATCGTCCGCAAGCTTCGCTGCGCCGTCTACACCCGGAAATCCTCCGAGGAAGGGCTGGAGCAGGAGTTCAACAGCCTTCATGCCCAGCGCGAAGCCTGCGAGGCATTCATCGCCAGCCAGCGGTCCGAGGGCTGGGTGCTGGTCCGCGATCAGTACGACGACGGCGGCATCTCTGGCGGCACGCTGGAACGCCCTGGCCTGCAGCGGCTCATGGCAGACATCGAAGACGGGCTGGTCGACGTGGTGGTGGTCTACAAGATCGACCGCCTGTCGCGATCACTCGCCGACTTCGCCAAGCTTGTCGAGGTGTTCGACCGGAACGGCGTGACCTTCGTTTCGGTCACGCAATCGTTCAACACCACGACATCCATGGGACGGCTGACGCTGAACATCCTGCTCAGCTTCGCTCAGTTCGAGCGGGAGGTGACGGCGGAACGCATTCGCGACAAGGTCGCCGCCAGCCGGAAGAAGGGGATGTGGATGGGTGGCGTACCGCCCTACGGCTACCGCGTCGAGAACCGGAAGCTGCTGGTCGAAGAAGCCGCCGCCACGCATGTGCGCTGGATCTTCGCCCGGTTCCTCGAAATCGGCTCCTGCACGGAACTGGCGCGAGAGGTGGGCACGCGCGGCATCCGCACGCCGCGCGGCAACCGGATCGACAAGAAATACCTCTACCGGCTTCTCTCGAACCGCACCTATATCGGCGAGGCGGTGCACAAGGGTGAGAGCTACCCCGGCGAGCATGACGCGATCATTGACCGCAGCACATGGGACCGCGTTCACGCCATCCTGACGGAAAGCCCGCGCAAGCGCGCCGCCAGAACCCGCGCCGACACGCCCGCGCTGCTGAAAGGGCTGCTCTACGGCCCCGACGGCGCGGCCTTCTCGCCAACCCATACCCGCAAGGGCGGCAGGCTCTATCGCTACTATGTCAGCCAGACGGTGCTGAAACATGGCGCCGGGTCTTGTCCCATCGGCCGCGTTCCCGCGGGTGAGATCGAGGCCGCCGTCATCGACCAGCTTCGGGCCGTGTTCCGCCAGCCCGAGATCGTCGCGGGGACGTGGAGAGCGGCGCGCGCGCAGGACGGCGAGATCACCGAGACGGACGCCCGCGAGGCGCTGACCCGGCTGGACCCGCTGTGGGATGAGCTTTTCCCCGGCGAACAGGCGCGCATCGTGACCCTGCTGGTCGAGCGGGTGGACATCGGCGCCGCCGGGCTGAACGTCCGGCTGCGCATGGACGGGCTGGCGGCGTTGGCACGCGAAATCACCACCGACCTTGGAGCAGCAGCATGACCCGCGCCATGCAGATCCCCGACACCGTCACCATCCACGTCCCGTTCCACATCGTGAAGCGCGGCGGGCGCAAGGAGATGCAGCTGCCCGAGGGCGCGCCCACCCAGCGCCGGCCCGACAGCGCCCTCGTCAAGGCGCTGGCCCGCGCGTTTCGCTGGAAGCGGATGCTGGAGTCGGGCGAGTTCGCCACCATCGCCGAGTTGGCCGCGCGCGAGGGGATCACGGTTTCCTATCTGACCCGCTTGCTCAGGATGACGCTGCTCGCCCCCGACCTTGTCGTGGCGATCCTCGATGGGCGGCAGGGGCTGGAGGTGACGCTCGCCCGGCTGATGGAACCGTTCCCGGCAGAGTGGGCGGATCAGACTCTGGCATTTGCAAGGACATAGCGCCATCCGGCTTGCGTCAGGTGAAGTTCGCGGCTTAGTCTGCCGCAGTAAAAGGCGGCAATGTCAGCTCGATATCGGGGCGCTCGGCAAGGTCGCCGCCGTCCGATAGTAGAGAGCGACAATGGAAGCGGCCGAGCGCACGATCAGCCAGATTTTGACCGAACAGATTCGTTACGAAATTCCCGCGTACCAACGCCCATATTCATGGGAGAAGGGTAACGTCGAGCAATTGCTCGACGATATCTGGGAAGCCTACGAAGCCCAGGATGAAGAGTATTTCATTGGGTCGCTCATCACCATCGAGCGCGAAAAGGGCCGACTTTATGACGTGGTGGATGGCCAACAGCGACTGACGACACTGAACCTGATCCTCGCACGGCTTCGGGACCACATCGAGGATCCAGAGGTCAGGGCAGATCTTGGAAAGCGCGTACTGCCAAAAAATCCCTATACCGGCGAGGAAGAAACTCCGCGCCTGACGTTGCGCCAACGCGACCAGAGCTTCTTCCGTCGTCATGTTCTTGCCGGCCAGGCCATCCCAGATGCGATCCGCAAGGAGATCGTCAAGGACCAGGATGCGCCAAAGCAGCGGATTGTCGAAAACCTCGAAGCCATCGACGCCTTCATCGGTCAGCACGACCAGAAGACGCTGAAGCTCTTTGCCAATTTCCTGCTCAGCAAGGTCTATGTGGTCTTCGTGACCACAGCATCCTGGCAATCTGCGTATCGTCTCTTTAACGTGTTGAACGCACGCGGCATGGCGTTGTCGAACGCCGACCTGATCAAGAACATGCTTTTCGCCCGCCTCGGCGGCAATTCGACACGAAGCGGCGAGCTGGACGAGGCGTGGCTTGAGCTGGAAGAGCAGATCGGGATCGAGCGCCTGGATCAGTTCATGGCGCATCACCGCAGTTCCATCGTCGCCACCAAGGCCCGCAGGGCGCTCCACGAGGAATTCGAGCCGCTGGTCGAAGCCGCAGTGAGCCCGTTCTCGCTTCTCGGGGAGCTGAACACCTCTGCCCGGAACTACCTGCGCATCCTGCGAAATGATTTCGAGACACCCGCCGCACGCCGCGCCGTCAGGTCATTGCAGCGCGTGGCATTCGAGGAATGGATTCCGCCGCTGCTTGCCTTTCTCAACCGGCCGGAGCCTGCGCTGATCGCGAACGAGAACCCGGCGCCTGCCTTGACCGAGGATGAGTTCATCGACCTGCTCGAGCGGATCACCTATCAGAACTGGATCAGGCGCCTTGCGTTCACCGCGCGCCTTACTGTGTATTTCCAGCTGATAACGGCAATCCGGGCCGGCAAGTCGGCCGACGACATCCGGGCAATTTTCCTCAGCAACGCGAACGATGACGAGTTCCGCTCGCTGATTGACGGGGAGGTCTATGGTCGGCCCTTCGCTCAGGCGGTTCTGCTGCGCCTCGAGGAGGCGGACCAGGATGAATCGGTCACCAAGGATTTCGGCGGCAAGATCACCATCGAGCACGTCCTGCCGCAGGCGCTGAAGGATGATTACTGGCGCGAACGTTTCACCGATGACGATCATCGCCTTTGGCTGCATCGCCTTGGCAATTTGGCGCTGCTGGCCGGGATCAAGAATTACAAGGCAAAGTTCTATTCGTTCGATCGCAAGAAGGAAGTTTTCTCCAGAAAGAACGACAAGGTCTCGTTCGACACCACCAAGCCAATCCTAGCGGCAGACGAATGGACGAAGGATCAGCTGGCCTCGCGCCAGATCGACCTTGTCGGCCGCGCCGTAAGGGTCTGGTCGTTGGCCTCTCCGGCCGCCTCCGCCACCACTGGCCAGCCCCTTGTGGCTGAATCGGCATAGGTGGGTTTCGGGGTGCACCGGTGAACGAGGCCGATACCTGCCGCAAACTTGTCGTCCCGAAGCTGCAGGAAGCAGGCTGGGACGACCGGCCGCATGCCATCAATGAGCAGCGGACGTTCACCGATGGCCGGATCGTCTTCGTCGGCGGCCGGGCCCGCAGGGGCAAGCAGAAGCGCGCGGACTATGTTCTGCGCTACAACCCCGACTTCCCGATTGCCGTGGTAGAGGCCAAGGCCAGATACCGCCATGCCGCAGATGGCTTGCAGCAGGCCAAGGATTATGCCGAGATTCTTGGGCTCAAATTTGCCTACGCCACCAATGGCGCCGAGATTGTGGAATTCGACTACACGACCGGTATCGAGCGTATGCTGGACGCGTTCCCGAGCCCGGATGAGCTGTGGGCGCGCCAGCGCGCGGCAGAGGGACTAAACGACCCGCTCACAGCCGAGCGGTTGCTGACCCCGAGCTTTCCGGATCGCGCGAAGCCGTTGCGGTACTATCAGGAAATCGCGGTCAATCGTGCCGTCCAGGCAGTACTGCAGGGGCGGAAACGGATCCTGCTCACGCTCTGCACCGGGGCAGGCAAGACTGCCGTCGCCTTCCAGATCAGCTGGAAGCTGTGGTCGGCGCGCTGGAACGGCAAGGGCGTGAACCGCACACCAAAAGTTCTGTTCCTGGCCGACCGCAATGTCCTCGTCGACGATCCGATGGCCAAGGATTTCAGCCCCTTCGGCGACGCGCGCCACAAGATCGCCGGTGGCATCGCGGTCAAGAGCCGCGACATGTATTTCGCGATCTACCAGTCGATTGCGCGCGACGAGAACCGGCCCGGACTGTATCGGGAATATCCCCGCGACTTCTTCGACCTGATCATCGTGGATGAATGCCACCGCGGCAGCGCGCGCGACGACAGCAATTGGCGCGAGATCCTCGAATGGTTCGAGCCGGCCACCCAGATCGGCATGACCGCGACGCCCCGGCGCGAGGAGAATGTCGATACCTACACCTATTTCGGCGATCCCCTCTACGAATACAGCCTGGCGCAGGGGATCGCGGATGGCTTCCTTGCGCCTTACCGCGTGCATCGGGTGATCACGGACTATGACGCCGCAGGCTGGCGGCCAAGCCGGGGCGAGTTGGACCGATACGGCCGAGAAGTCCCCGACAATGAATACCAGACCCGTGACTTCGAGCGCGTCGTCGCCTTGCGCGCCCGGACCCGCGCCATCGCCCGCCATCTCGCCGACTTCATGGCCGAGACCGACCGTATGGCCAAGACCATCGTATTCTGCGTGGATCAGGAGCACGCGCTGGAGATGCGTCAGGCGCTGGCGGAACTGAATGCCGACCTCGTGCGCGACAACCCGGACTATGTCTGCCGCGTCACCGCCGACGAAGGCGACATCGGCCGGGGTCACCTCTCCAAGTTCCAGGATGTGGAGACCGACACCCCGGTCATCCTGACCACATCGCAGCTGCTGACCACCGGCGTCGATGCGCCTACCTGCAAGAATGTGGTTCTGGCGCGCACCGTGGGCTCGATGCCCGAGTTTAAGCAGATCATCGGCCGCGGCACCCGGCTGCGCCCGGACTACGGCAAGCTTGCCTTCAACATCATCGACTATACTGGCACGGCGACGCGCATGTTCGCCGACCCCGCCTTCGATGGCGAGCCGGTCCGCGAGGCCGAATCCGTCATCAACGAAGACGGCGAAACCATCGAGGAACACGAGGCTGAGGATGTGGCGCCCGAGCCGGGCGACATCCCCGAGGGACCAGAGGCGCCTCTGGGCGACCCCGAGCCGGAACCGGGGCCGCGGAAGTTTTATGTCGATGGCGGCGAGGTCTCTGTCGTCCGTCATCTCGTCTATGAACTCGATGCCGAGGGCAAGAAGCTCGCCTGCCGCCAGCTGACCGACTACACCGGCGACAAGGTCCGCACCCTCTATCCCAATGCTTCCGAGCTGCGCTCCGACTGGCTCGACCCTGAGCGCCGTGCCGAAATCGTCGAGCAACTCGAGGAAAAGGGCATCGACCTCGACACCCTGTCCGAGGCCGTGGGCAAGCCCGAGGCCGATCCTTTCGACCTCCTGTGTCATTTGGCCTACAACACCCCCCTGCGCACAAGGCGCGAGCGAGCCGACCGCCTGCTGCGCGAACAGGACGCCTTCCTAGCCCGTTTCGGCCCGGATGCCCGCAAGGTTCTCGACGCTGTTCTTGAAAAATACGCCGAACATGGCAGCGCGCAGTTCAAGCTGCCCGATATTCTCGAAGTCCCGCCTTTCAATGAATGGGGCAACGTCATAGAAATCGCCAGACGCTTCGGCGGGGGAAAGGAGCTTCGCAGCGCCGTCACCGAGCTGCAGCGATTGCTCTATACCGCCTGACTTGAAGGACTTCCCCAATGGCCAAACCCGCCCGCAAGAAGGCTGCGCCCAAGCAACTGACCACCGCCCAGCGTCTCGACAGCATCATCAAGTCCGCCCGCAAGATCATGCGCAAGGACAAGGGGCTGAACGGTGATCTCGATCGCCTGCCGATGCTGACCTGGATCATGTTCCTGAAATTCCTCGACGACATGGAGCGGATCGAGGAGGAACGCGCCGAACTGGCCGGCACGGATTATCGCCCGATCATCGAAGCCCCTTACCGCTGGCGCGACTGGGCGGCCCAGGCGGACGGCATCACCGGCCCCGACCTTCTGGCCTTCCTGACCGCGGAAAAGGCCGAACGCCCCGACGGCACCAGGGGCGCCGGGCTGTTCGCCTATCTGCGCGCGCTGCGCGGAGACAACGGCCGCCGAGAACGCCGCGACGTGATCGCCACCGTCTTTCAGGGTTTCACCAACCGCATGGAAAGCGGCTACTTGCTGCGCGACGTGGTGAACCTGATCGACGGCATCCATTTCGATTCCTCCGAGGAGGTTCACACCCTCGGCCGCCTTTACGAGACCCTGCTGCGCGAAATGCGCGATGCCGCCGGCGACTCGGGCGAGTTCTACACTCCGCGCCCCGTCGTGCGCTTCATGGTTGCTGTCACCGATCCGCAGCTTGGCGAGACCATCCTCGACCCGGCCTGCGGCACCGCCGGCTTCCTGACCGAATCCTTCCTGCATCTCGAACGGCAGGCTGACACCGTCGAAAAACGCCGCATCCTGCAAGACCGCAGCGTCATGGGCGGCGAGGCCAAGTCGCTACCCTTCCTGCTGGCGCAGCTGAACCTGCTTCTGCACGGGATGCACGCGCCCAAGATCGACCCGGGCAATGCCCTGCGCTTTCGCCTGAATGAAATCGGCGAGGCCGAGCGCGTGAACGTCATCCTCACCAACCCGCCCTTCGGCGGCGAGGAAGAGGCCGGGATCCTCACCAACTTCCCCGAGGACCGGCGTACCGCCGAAACCGCGCTGCTGTTCCTGCAACTCATCATGCGGCGCCTGAAGCGCGCAGGACGCGGCCGCGCCGCCGTTGTCGTGCCCCACGGCACGCTGTTCGGCGACGGCATCGGCGCGCGCATCAAGGCTGACCTGTTGCAGCAGTTCAACCTGCACACCGTCGTGCGCCTCTGCGAGGGCGTCTTCGCCCCCTATACCGACATCCCGGCCAACCTGATCTTCTTCGATACCACCGGCCCCACCCGCGACATCTGGTATTACGAGATGCCCCGCCCTGAGGGGCGCAAAAAATACTCCAAGACCGCTCCCATGGCTTGGGAGGAGTTCGCGCCCTGCCTTGACTGGTGGCAGGACCGGCAAGAGAGCGACCGCGCCTGGAAGGTGGATGGGCCGTCCCTGATCCAGCGCGACGCCGATGGCCGCGTCATCGCCTGTAACCTCGACCTCAAGAACCCCCATGCGCTTGAGGCAGAGGACCACCGCCAGCCTCTTGAGATCGTCGAGGCAATCACCGCCCGCGAGCGTGAGATCATCGCGATCATGGACGACATCCGTGCTGAACTGGCGGAGGGGCTGTGATGGTGCAGACGATCCGGGTTGGGGACTTTCTTAGCCGATCAGAGGAATGGGTCGAAACCCGACCGGATGAGCGATACAAGCAGATCACCGCCCGTCTTTGGGGCAAGGGCCTCACATTGCGGGGCGAGGCCCTCGGATCAGAGATCGCGGCAAGTCGCCAGATCAGGGCGCGGGCGGGGCAGTTCCTGTTATCGCGGATCGACGCTCGGCACGGGGCATATGGCATCGTGCCCGCCGAGCTCGACGGCGCCCTCGTGAGCAACGATTTTCCGTGCTTCGACATTGACGCGACAGCAATACTGCCGGGTTATTTCCTTTGGTATTCGAGCACTGACGCTTTCATCGACCTGTGCCGCCGTTCCAGCGAGGGTTCCACAAACCGGGTTCGCCTGAAAGAGCCCGCGTTTCTCGATATGCGCATTCCCCTCCCACCCCTAGCCGAGCAGCAGCGCATCGTGGCGCGGCTGGATCGGGTAGCGGGGCTGGTCAGGGTGCGGGCAGAGGCCGCTGCCGCGATGGAGGCCGACCTGCAGGCGATGCTGGCTAAGGCTTTCGCCCGCTGCATCGACGCCGCCCCCCGCCGCCCCATGGCCGAAGTCGCCCCCCTGATCCGCCGCCCGGTCGAGATCGAGCCGGACGGCGCCTATCCCGAACTCGGCGTCCGCTCCTTCGGCCGCGGCACCTTCCACAAGCCGGTGCTGCCGGGTTCAGAGGTTGGCACAAAGAAGCTGTTCGAGATCGCACCCGGCGATCTGCTGTTCAACATAGTGTTCGCATGGGAAGGTGCCGTCGCCATCGCGCAACCCGCTGATACTGGCCGCGTTGGCTCGCATCGCTTCCTGACCTGCGTGCCCGAACCCGCGACAGCAACCGCAGACTTTCTGCTGTTCTATTTCCAGACGCCAGAGGGGCTGCAGCGCCTTGGCGAAGCCTCACCCGGCGGGGCAGGCCGCAACCGGACCCTAGGTCTGAAGAAACTTGAAACCATCGAAGTCCCTCTGCCGCCGCTTGAAACCCAACGCTGGTTCGACCGCCTTCAGGCCAAGGCTCGCCAAATCCGCGACATCCGCGCCGCATCGGCCCGCGACACCGACGCCCTGATCCCCGCGCTTCTGCATCAGGTCTTCGGCGCCGGGGACAGGGCCGCATGACCGGCGGCGGTGACCAGCCCGATCTGCTGTCTGACCTGACCGATCTGGACTTCGCCCGCCATCTGCTGGCCGAGATGCACGACGACCTGCACGGCAAGGTCTCGCGCTATCGCATGCTGACCGATTTCAGCCGCGATCTCGGGCCGAACGGAACGATGATCTTCGGCGGCCAGGCCGCCCACTTTGCCTGGATCGAGGCACGCTCGTCCTTCGTCCACGGCAACTTCGCCGCCACAATCCTGCTGTGCCAGGGGCTGGTCGAGCATCTACTGGCGGCCTGGTTGCACGGCGGCCTTCTGATTGACGACATCCCCAACCGGATCTCCTTTCGTGAAACCCTGCGCCGCTGCCGCGAGCGGGACGTGATCTCCGATCTGGACGTGACCGACCTGCAAAGGCTGATGGGCCTGCGCAACCCGCTGTCCCATTTCCGGCACGTCGATGATGCCGGCAATCTCGACCGCCGCTCGCTCGACACCGGCCAGCAGGCCGCCGACGTCGTTCGCCACGACGCCATCTTCGCCATCGGCCTCGCCGTCAGAATGCTAGCCAAGCCCGCTTTCCGCCTTGGACCGACCGCCTGAGCCCGGCGCCCCGCCTCGATTATGGTTCGACCCCGGTTCCATCCCGCAAACGCCCCTCTCGTCGAAGTGCTCAGCCTGGCCCTGAAATAAACAATCCCTGCCAATGGCTTGCAGAACTTTACCAAATCCGCGCAGTCAACAGGTCCGGAGAATATCGACCCGGAGAGAACGCTTCCGGGCCGCTTGGCGCCGCCGCCGGTGCTCAGCCCCTCCCGCATAACCCTCGAAAACAACGGAAAAATCCGGCCGCAGCCGGATCGGGAGAACGCTTTCGCGGGGGTAAGTGGCGGAGGGGATGGTTCTGACGTCGAACCTTCTCTAGATAAGGTACTGAACTGATTGAAAAGATCGCCACATCGTGACATCGAAACGCTTCAATTGAAGCTTATAGCCCTACCGACCATTCTCAAACGACTTCTGTCATGCAAGACAAGCTTCAAGCTTATTTCAAACGCCGACCGTGCCATTTGGCGGGGCATGCAACTGAAACGACCCGCGCGTTGCTGAGGGCCGCCGGGCCTGTTCAGCGAAGGTGTCACGGATTCTGATGATATCGTCGCGCACGTTGGTCCGCATCTTGCCCTTTGAAGTCAATGCCCTCGCCTCCTCGACAATCCCGTTTATCAGTGCGGTTTCGTGATCGTCCGTCCACGTCGCGACATCGCCAGTCCACATCAGATTCAGATTGCCGTTCTGAGTCGGATCCTGTGCCCTGGCCAACGCCCCCCAGAGCTCGGCACCCGCACTGCCCGGCGCATTGTCGCCATCAACGATATCGGACGGCCGGTTCACATGCCAACGCAGAAGCATCGCCAGCGAACGCTCCGAGGTGAACACTTGCCCCAGAGTGGGAACCGCGCTGTTCGTGCCGACCGGCTGAGTCGCGCCGTTTCCCGACGGCCGGTTTTCGATCCTGCACTCCCGCATGTCGCTTAGCCGCCAGCGCGCGTAATCGTAGCCGTTGGTCTTGAAGGTATCGAAGATACGGTTGGCCATAACCGCGCGGTAGAACCAGTGCCAACTCTTGAAATAGGTCTGGTCCGCGTCTTTAGGGATAATTCTGTAGGTGTCGCCCGCGGCTTGTATGTTCTGAAGCCATGACGTCCGCTTTCCCTGGAACCGGGTGACGTTGGCCCAGGCACTCGCCGGCTTTAGCCCGAAGAAGGCAATCGCACTGACAAAGTCTCCAGCAGCGCGGTCTTCGAAATAGGCGAAAAGCGCCCCAAGCTCGCCTGACCGGAAGGTGTAGTGGAACAGCGGCATTGACAGCGTCGCGCTGTCGTAAGCGTTCGCGATATCGAAGCGCCCGTGCGTTTCTCTCTGGATGGTGTGAAGAATCGTCATGTAGGTCGACAGCATCGCCGGGTTCCCGCCCGCCCCGAAGAGCGTGGTTTCGTTCACTCCGGTCAGCCGCAGAGAGTTGAGCGCCATGGTACTCCAGGAATGCTGGGGTAACATGTTAGGTCCACCAGGCCAATTTTCGCTGGGCACGGGGGGTTGGTAGGTGGCAAGGACGATAAACCGGTTGCCGCCAACGGTCACGTCGCGGGCGTCCAACGCAGGCAGATCATAGTAGCCGCTGACATCGCGTACGAAGATGCGCGGCACCTCGCTGGACAATTCATTGTACACCCAGATGTTTTCACTTCCGGGCTGCACTGCCTGGTATTGCGGCTCTCCGGTCCGCGCCGTAACGACGACTGGGCAACGCAGTCGGTTGGCGGGGCGGCCCCAGATGTCCATTCGTTCACGGGTCGCGACGTTCAGGAAGCCGTTGATCGGCCCGGTGTAAGGCAACGGGTTGGCCTGCGCCTGCAGCCGGTTGGCGTATTCTCCGCTAGAGCCATTGGGTTCGGTGGCGACAGTTCGATATTTTGAATAGATCTGGAATTCGCGCACCGCCCAATGCGCGCGTTCATTGAAGATGTTATTCGCAGGGCCGAGGTTGCCAAAGCCGAATTCGGTGAGACTTGCCTTCATGTCCTGCGGGAAAGTGTCGGCGCCGACGATGGCATCAACTGTCGCGTTCTCTGCATCCGCCCCGATCATCTGCGCCCGGTTCCTCTGCCAGAAAGCTCGGGTTGGCAGAGTCTCGACATTGGGATGGCCAGGGTGGTGGTCGGGTAGGTTCAGCGTGTTTGCAATGGCGTAGTCATCAATGTCGGACTTGGTGCGATTGACGCCAATTGTTATACGAATATCGACTTCCCCTGTCGTGGTCATCGGGAACCGTGGCATCGGGAACTGGATCACATCGTCCAGCTCCCGGTTCGGCGGGGTATCACGGTTAATCTTGAGCCGCGGCTGGTAGCGACCCTCATAGAACCGGACGACCGCATGTTCGGCCCAGCCTTGTGTCTGGCCGGTGATCTGTTTCGCATTGGGGGTTCCGGCATCGAGCACAAATGGTTTGCGCTCAAGCCCATTCAGGACTGCGGAGTTGAGGAAATCGAGAGTCATCAAAACGGGTTCGAACCAAGCGATCTGTGCGGGCCGGCCGATGCCGTCCAATGTGTTGTCGCGCGTCATTTCGTGGACGACCTGTTCCTCCGTCGCTTCCACCCGAAGCTTGCCACGCTCCGGCCATCTTTCGAAGGACACCTGTTCGACCGTGTCGCCCGTCATCTGAATATGCCCGATAGAGGGCAAGACGTCTGGAGCGACGGGGGGGTCGGGTTCGAACCGCATTACGCCGGGAAAGATCATCCTGAGTTGCGGTGCGCCGTTCTGGGGGTCCAAAATGCGGAACTGCAGGCGCAGGCTTTCTGGGCGCGGATCCGCTTCGCTTGATGGAACCGCACTGAAGGGCGTTTCGGTCACGGTGACGGAATTCGCTGCGATGCGGTCGCGGTCTCCGGGCGTCATCAGTAATCTGAGATAATCGGTCACGGCAGTTCAACCTCCAGGATCTCGCTCTCTGCTTTACGCGAATATCCCAGAGCGCGAAGCTGGTATTGCCAGGTGCCTGGAGAGAGACCCTCGTCGTGGTAGCTTTCCCGTGTCCCGTCAATCGCCGCGATCCGGCGCAGACGATGGTCTTCAGGACCTTTGCGAAGAACTTCGATGGACTGGTAGGGATCCGGGTTCGACCAGCTCAGCGTGATGCCGCTGCCTCCGTCGGTTTCCAAGCCGCCGAGGTCGCTCGGCTCGGTTAGGGAGCCGAGGGGGACGGCTGCCCGCGGTTGTGAGGGGAGCCCTCGGATGTCGCGACGTACCTGACCGAAGGGATCGACCGGGTCGCGGGCCTCGCGCACAGCAGTCACGCGAAAGGTGGTCTTCAGCCCCGGAACGAGCCCGCCGATGATCGCACGATAGAGCCGCACCGGCCCTTGCTGCGGCAGCGAGCCGCGCGGGACGACACCGGCGACCTGCCAGCTGCTATCTTTAACGTCCTGACGCTCGATCTCAAACCTCAGATCGGCACCGGGGCCGGGTTGAGTCCATTCCAGCACCAGTTGGCGGGCCGCTGCGGCGACATCACCGTCGACCGGAGCGGGCGCGAAGATGCGGGCAAAATTCGGGGCGGCGGGCTGGCGGATGTCGGGTACGTGCACTGGCCCTATCAGGTCCGACCATGGCCCCGGCACACCCGCCTCGCTCACTCCGCGGACACGGTAGAGCGCGCGTGTCGGAGCCCGGCCTGGCAGTCGGTCCCGGTAGCGGCCGGCGAAAACCCTGAGGTTTCGCATCGCGAAGGTATCGCCATTTGCCGCCGCGAGTTTGCGCAAGTCTGGGTCCGAAGTGCCGGGAGTGGCACCGGGTACTGCGCCTTCGAGAACACGCCAGACTTCATAATGTGCTGCCCCGTTCGCGGGCCAGCGGACTTCAAAGCTTGCTTCCTCGGCGTACTTCGCCGCCGTCTCTGCCCAGATGAAGCGGGCGGGTTCGTAAGGCGAGATGTCGGGTGTAGCAGGCGGCACCATCACTCGAGCGGAAATCGTTGCCGTCGTTGCGCCGCTCTCGTTACCGCTGAGCCCGGTCATATCCGACGCCGAACCGGGATATTCGGGGCTGTCGACGTAGGCAGTGTCGTCGGCGGCCGTCACGTCGAGCATCAGGACGCCCGCAATGAAGCCCGCGGGTGGTACCACCGAGACCGTCAACTCATGCGGCGGGAACACAATAATGGGCGAGTCCGTCAGTGCAGCTTCCGGATTGGACAGCGACAGCCATGCGTCCCAGCTTTGACGCCGCACATCGTCGGCCGCTGGCGTGTCGATGCGCCAGACATCGTCGCCTTCGTTTGTCGCGTTGAACGAGGTTCGCATAATATGCGCGTAGACCGACGCCTCTGTGTCCAAGGGCAGAGGCTCCGACCCTGCGGCGTCCATCCTGATCCGCATCGGATTGGTGTCGATCACCTCTGCTACCGTCGCAGAAACTGCCGGGCGGCGCGGCAGCCGCGCGATCCGGTGGTTGCCGAGTGCCGCCCCCACGCCGTAGATCAGACCGGCCTGCCCCGGTCCAGGTAACCGGCCCGATATTCGGCGTATTCGCATGACCGCCCCTGAACCGGTCCCGTGCGAGACGATCGGGTATTCGCCGTCAGGCAGGATCAGCCGCGCTCCCGCCAGGCTGTCGGCGGACTCGGAGAGTTTATCCAGCACCACGTCGCCCTGGTGTAGGCTGTCCGCGACGGGCGTGACGCTCAAAAGCTCGACATGAATAGGCCGCCTCGCGTGCCAGCGCGCAACTACCCGAAACTCTGCCGCGTCCGGCCCCGCGAAATCCTGCGGACCAGCCCACCCGATGCCAAGCCGCACCTCGCGGGACTGGGTGGGCGTGTCGAAATCCAGCGTCTGACTGACCTGCTGCTCCGCCTGCTGCAAGGGCGCCACCAGTTGAAGCAGGCGAACCTGCGGTGCGGGCGGTGGAATGTCGTCATGGTGTCGGACCGACGCGATCGCGGGCATACCGCTTTTTTCGCCCAGAAGGTCGATGCCGCGGATCAGGTAGTGGTAATACCCCTCCATTTCCGGCCAAGGATGGCCGACTGAGTCGAGCGCCTGGGGTTCGGTGTCCGACCGCAGCAACTGCTCGCCCTCCAAGAGCGGCGAGAAATCCGCGAAGGGCGGAATGGCCGGCGCAGTACTTTGCGATGCGGTCTGCGCGCCGTGGTCGAAGCGTGCGAGTTCATAAAGCACCGGCCCATAGTCGATCATTCGACCTGTGTCATGCGGCGCGGACCAGTTGAGCGCGGTGATGCCAGAGGGTGCACGCGGGATCAGTGACTCAGCGGTTTGAAGGTTGCCGCTTGAATCATTCGACAGAAGCTCCGACGGCGGCGACCACGTACCGAAGTCGTGGAAGGCCGGGTGTTGCACCGAACCGGGCACGCGTTCAGCCTGAAAGATCGCCGGTGCGGAGGGGGTACAGATCTGGTTGGTCGGGATTTCCTCGGTTATCGCTGATCCCGCCGCATCGCCGAATTGGGTGGTCACGCGATAAAGAACAGGCCCATTGCCATTGTCGACCGTGTCGTCCGCCGCGAGCCCCAACAGGACCGCGTATTCGAACCGCACCGCCAGAGCTAGCAGATAGCCGTGGGCCATTACGCGGTAATAGGTGATCACCGGTCGACGCGTTATAGAACCGACCTGCAAAAGATCGTCGAGCGGTGGCGCTGGGTCGTTCGGCCAGAACATTGTCGCCAGTTCCACATCATCTTCGTGGCTAGAACCGAGGGCCTTGGCGACCTCGCGGGTCAGATCCTCTTCCTCCGCAGGATTCACGCGCGGGTCGACTAGACGGATGATCAAGCGGAGATGGCCGAGGTTGTCCTCGGTGATATCGACAGCGGAAAAATAGGGGCCTTGCGTCGGACGGCGGTCAGAGATCTCTTGCTCGAAGAGCGACCAGTAGTCGGTTTGTGGCAGGTGGAACCGGTCGTTTCCGTTCAGGATGTTCTGCGCCTGTGCACCAATCATCCTTTCGACCAGATAGCCGTACGGGGGCCATCCAATGTCGGGGCGCGTGATCCAGCGGATTGCAAAGACTTCTCCAAGCGATTGCGAGCCCTCCGCAGGCGGACGGCGACACGCTATAATGTCAATATCGCGCGGCTGCACGAGGCGTGAAGTCGGGCGCGGGGGAATCGGCGAAACCATCATGGAACTCCGCTGGAAAACTGGAACTCGACAGTCTCGTCGCCCAGCACACCATTCTCAGCACGCAGCGTCTCGGCCGGGTCGCCGGGCTTGCCCCTGGACCACGTCAGTTTAAGGACGTGATCGCCCGCAGGCCAAGTGCCGGTCTTACGATGCAGCAGAAGCCGTGTACCGTCGCCGTTCGCGATCACCTGAACCACCGCCCCGTCCAGCGAGACACTGAGGCGGGTCGCTGGATCGAGCGGTTCGGGAGCCTCGAAGAGCACCGCCACGAGCTGCGAGCGGTCCTGCGACACAAAGGGCGTTAGCGTGCTTTGCGAAACGAAGGCCACGGTTGCGATCTGAAGCTGGCGGCAGGCGGACTCGAAAGAGTCCGATGTGATCGTAGCAAACGTCGGCACCGGGCGGTGGACCTTCTCCGCAGGTTTTACCAAGTCCGTGAACCTCTTGTATTGGGATGTAGTGAAGGTCCAATAATGCAGCGCAACATCGACCTTCTTATCACTGACGAGCGCAGCTCTGTATTGTGAATTCGCCGTCAGAGCTAGGACGCTTGCGGGTAACGTGATGGTAGTTTCGCCCGACTGATCGCCGAGATCCTTCACGATGCAGCCTGCGTCCTTGTTGATCAGATACTGCTTTTCCCAATAGCTCTGGCTGAGCCCCTTCTCTGGCATCCCTTTCTGCGTTGCGGGGATCAGCACAGCGTTGCCCGATTGATCGACTACCGGCCGACCCTGCCCATCGAATAGCCGGATCAGCAGCTGCTGCTGACCCGCCGCGTAAAGGTAGTTGATGTAATCATCTACAAAGCGGACAGCAAAATCATAGCCAGTGTAGATCGGCCGTGCGTCCATGCCGGGATAGGTCGCCGCGACGTAATTGTCGAGTGCCCCGCGATAGAGCGGCGGCAGCGCGACGGTGAAGGTTCCGGTCCAGGTCTGCTGCGCATCGGGCTGCTCCGACGGGATGCCATCAAGGCGGCGCAGCCGCGTCTTCAGTTCGACGGAAAGCGAATAGGTCTGTCCGGGTATGAGAAGGCGCGCAGAATCCGGAACCGTCCATTCCTCTTTGTCGGTCTTTAGACCGCCTCGGCGTTTGCCTAGAACGTATTCCGGGTCCCCGTGGCCAGTGTCGAAGCATATCTCCAACAAGCATTGCCCTCCGTCATTGACGGGCATGATCCATTCGCCGGTTTCTCCTTGTTGCGCTGGAACGGACTTGGCGATTTTCAGAACGGTTCCTGCGTTTCTTGGATGTCCATCGCCGGACTTCTCGAGAGCGTGCCTCCATTCCTCGGTCCTCTCACGCTCGGGGCATTCAGTCGCCTTGTACTCGACATTGCTCTCGCCCCCGCCCAGCCAGACCGAAAAGACGTCGCCGGACAGCAGTTCGATGAAGGGCGAGTTCCTGCGATCATTGTAGGGGTAGGCGCTCCTCGATGTGTCCCAGTGATAGCGAAACTTACCCGCGAGAAGTCCATAGCCCGGCTCAAGCCCCTCAAGCGGCAGGCAGAGGCGCTGATCGACCGGTTCGCCGCAATAGTCAAGCTCGGTCCCTTCGACGAAGCTTTCGGTCAGGCTGCCGTCATGCGCAAAGCGTTCGGAGGAAAGGAGTCTGAGCGAAGTGTTATAGTTCGGAGTTTCTTGCGCCCACACACCCCAGATGTCTATTGCCTCGTTATCGCCGCCGGGGTTGCGTACCAGTCGCACTTCCATCAACTCGTAGGACGCCGAGTATCCTGACTTTTCGCCGACCGTGAGAAAGCCGTCGTTGGGCAAGGGGACGGCTTCGTTGAAACGGCCCGTGTTGTCGATCATCGGCTTGGCGAAGTTGATCGTCAGGAAGCTATGCGGTTGCACGCCTGCGGTCATTCTGCCTTCGAGCAAATCTACGACGCCATCGTCCGCCTTAGCCGCGTCCTTGTCACTAACCAACAGAGTCCAATCTCGCGGCTTGGCGGAAACGTCACGCAAAGGCCGTTCGAGGATTGGATCCTTTATGTCGTCCCACCTGAACGTATGGCCGACGCACGCTTTCCAGAACAGTGCCTTTAGGCAGGCCCGCGCGCTCAGCCGTACTTCTTTTGGGCGCGCTACGCGTACTGTCGCCTCGCCACCAAGACTGATCCCGACGGAAAGGCCCCTGTAGCCCGCGCCAATCCGACCGGACAGCGCCAGTGAGCCTTCGAATTGTGGCGGCTCCCAGAACAGCTTCATCTCGCCATATGCGCGCCCGATGGCCTCAATCCAGAACCCGCCGCCTTCGTAGCGAACTCCGACTTCAATCAGCACGCCTGTGACGACGCCCCTTGCGTTGACCTCGAACCAAAACCCCGCGCTAAAGAGCCACTTGTCACCCCACCTGATGACGTTGGCACTGATGCGTTTGCCATCAATATTCTGCCCAATGCGCAGATAAAATGCGCTAGGATCGTCGAAGTCGAAGAATACGCGAGCCGAACCACCGACTTCCACGACGTTGGGAACGCCCCAGGAAGCAACGATGTCGAAGGTGAATGTGTTCTGTATGCTGTCGAAGACCATGAGCGCGTCCATGGTCCCCTCGGACGCGGTACTCATATCTGGCTTGAGCTTCAGGAAGTTGGCCTTCGCCTGCAGAAGAATAACTAGGTCAGGGAATGCCACCGCCAGCAAGCCTTTGACATTGAAGACGAAGCCTTTATCTGCCGTTCCTAGGACAACCCCGATACCAAGTGCGTTCTGCCCTTTGTGCTTGCCCCACTTTTCGATTGCGGTAATTCCAATGCCGGGTTGTCGTACGAAGATCTCGTAATACCGTTCGTCCTCCGGTAGCGAAGTATCGAGCGCCAGAGCCATGTTGTAGGCGATCAGCCCCTGAAATCCGTAAATTGACAGCCCGCTGTTTCCAATCGGGATGCCCGTGGGCAGGAGTTTCGCATCGGCGAAGAGGTAGAGGTAAGAGAAATCTTGCGGAGCGTCGTGGCCAACGATGACTCCGATCTGCATGTTCATGTCGAGAGCACTTAGCTCCAGATGCCCCTGTCCCCGGAATTCAACCGAGTTACCTTGTTGTATGAAACCGACCTTGATTCCTGCTGAGAACACACCGGGTGACGAAAACTCGACCCCGATGCCAGAGAAGCTGACGTCCGGCGCAGCATCTGATGCAGGATCCCAAGTGATCGTCAGTCCGTCCACGCTCGCCCCGGCGGGCAAGCCTTCGATCAGGTCAACTTCGGCCGAGAGCTTGACCTGAAGGAGGCTGCGTGAGCCTTCGGGCCGACCGAAGCGGAACTTTGGGATCATGAGGCGGACAAAGTACCACTCGACCACCAGCGGGGTTTCGAAGGTAATCCCTCCTCCTTCGGACAAGAGCAGGTCGCCTTTCGAGTTTACGCCGATCTCGTCGAAACCCAGTTCAGGCCAATTGGCGCCGGGGATATCGACCTGCACCTCGCCCGAGAAATACACCGACCAGACGTCGCCGGTCGAAATGGCGTCCCTCTCCATACGCAGGCCAGAGAGCGCCAATTTCACAGCTCCGGCGAAATCTACTGTGACCAGTGCGCCAGGTTTCGTACTGGCTTCCGGTGGCTGTACTGCGCTGGCGCTGGCCGAGAACCCTCCATCTTGGTCGAAGTCGACGTCGAGCCGGACCCACTTCTCTGCCCCTCGCGCTTCTAGCGGTCTCAGACGTAGATCGAGTTCGAGCCCGCCAGCCAGAAGTGCATTCTCGAAAAAGTTCAGTTCGATCTTTCGCAACCGGCAGTCGAAGCCGAGGAATGAGCCTGGAACAGGAGAGTCACTCCCCGCGCTGAACGAGGCTTCGCCGGTGAACCCGGTGGTGCCGACCGCTCCGTGCTCAATCGCAAGATCAAGAGTTTGCCCCGGAGGAAGCTGCAAGTATTCGGGTGGAATCGACACTGCCAAGCGTTCGAATGCGATCCCTCGGAAACCCTCCTGCCCAGCCAGAAATTCGGGCAGCGGATCGCCGTCAAGGACTAGCATCACGTCGCTCGCTTCGACCAGAACCGCAGTGCCGCCGACCTGTGATTTCTCCAGCGTCAATGTGCCGTGGTTTGTAACTCGAAGACCATCGGCATCGATTGTCAGCGTGCAAGCAGTGTTGATCTCAGCCCCCGCTCCAGTCTTCGGGTTGCGGAGGACATTCGGGTCGAATCGTAGGCCTAGCGTCAGGTCGCTGAGCACCAGCGCGAAATCCGGCCCTACCGCAAGATGCATCTTCAGAGCGGTCCAGCCGGGCCCGGCCGACCCAAGGACCACAGCGTACGCATCGGCCCCAGGGATCGAGAAGGAGATTTCCTCGGGGAAGGCCAGATAAGCGTCGATCATCAGATTATCACCGATCACCATGACGCTATGTTCGGCGACGTAGAGTCGATTGAAGACTGAGGCCACCTGATCGAAGGACAGCATCTCAAGAAGCGGAAAATCGGATTGAGAAATCAATTCGGAAAGGGGGGTCAGCGATCGGCCGGTCAAATCATAAGGCATCGGGCCAACTCCACGCCATAAAATCGGAGCCGACCGCGCTCGTCGAGGTCGCGGCCCCCAATGGAACGAATTTCCGAACAACTAATTCTTAGCAGATCTGCGATGATCTCAACAGAAAAAAAGCGGCAGCATTGACTTCCGCAGCAAGTCGGATGCTCGTCCCTCAATAGTCTGTCTCGACATACACCCCCGAGCAATCATAGGCGACCGCCGCCGCCGTCGCGCCGTTGTTCATGAAGTTGCGCGGGCTCAGGAGTTGCGTGGCGGCGGGGATGTCGGTGTCGAGCATGACCTCGACCACCGCCCCGCTGACCTCCTCGACCACCCGGACGCCGATCTCGCTGCCGTTCGGGGCGGCGAGAAGCGTGAGGGTCAGGACGTTCGTCGTGCTCGCGATCGGGAAACTCGCACCGAGATCGGTGAGCGTCGGCGCGCCGGAGGCATCGTTCTGGACCAGTTGCCAGTTCGTGTGGGTGCCGCGCTGGAAGCCGATGCCGATGCAGTTGACCACGGTGGACAACGTCAGGGTCGTGGCCAGCGCTGCCGTCGATCCGTAGAGGCCGAAGAAACCCATGCCGGTCGCTTGCAGGGTGACGAGCGAGAGCCGGTTCACATAGGTGAAGCCGCCGAGGCCCTCCGCGTTGCCACGCCAGCAGACCCAGCCGGCCGAGCGTTCCTCGGCCGCCGCATCGGCAGTTGCGGCACTGGTCACGCGCCAGCGGCGCATCGAGGTCGAGAGGTTGGTGGTGGCGAGCGTCGGCGTGGAGACCGTGCCAACGGCGGTGCGCGGCATGCCGTTGGTGTTGACGGTCGTGCCGCTGGACGGCGCCCAGGTCGCGATCCGGTTCACCCCGAAATGCGGCTGCAGCGGGAAGAACCGCCCCGAGGGACGCTGGACGTCGAGCCATCCCGCCCCGGCACGGTCGCGTGCATAGAGAGCGAGCTTGCCGCTCGAGGGCGGCGCGGGAACGGTATCGAGCGCCGGGAGCACGACGGGTTGGGGCATCTCGACCCGGCCATTGCTGCGGTCGATCCGAAGCGCCTCGTAGAAGGCCGACCCGTCGGGGCTGACCTTGAAGCTGAAATCGTCGCTGCCCAGCAGGCCGATCAGAGCGCGCGCCGACCAGTTGGTCTTGAAGGCAAAGCTCGCGTCGTTGGCGGGCGCGGCCTTGTTGACGGTCGCCTCGATCCCGGCGCCCGCGTTGTTCAGGAGCACGGCGGGCGTGTTGACCGAGAGCCGGTTGTAGCTGTCGGACGTCGCCCCGCCGAGGCCCAGCAGTTGTGCGGTGAGGTTCGCCTGGGGCATGCCAACCTGCGTGACGGCATTGGCGAAGGTGACGGTCGGCGTGTTGACCACCGTCGTGCCATTCGCACCCGAGGTCGCCGAGCCGATGTTGACGACCGTGGTCGACCCCGACGCGCCGCCGGTGCCGAGGTTCACGGTCTTGGTGAGGCCGGTGGTCGTCGCCCCGGTACCCATGCCGTAGGTCGCGGTGCCCGTCGCCGTACCTATGGTGGCCGTCGCGCCCGAGACCGTGACGGTGCCGGACGCTGTCAGCGTGCCGGAGAAGGTCTTGTTGCCGGTGAAGGTCTGGGTGCCGGCGAGGATCGCCAGTTCCGACGAGGTGTTCGGCAGCGTGTAGCTGCGGGTCGTGCCGGTGCTGATACTGGCGAGCGAGAAGACCGCCTTCTTCGTAGGATCGGCGTCGTTGATCAGGCTGAAAACAGCGTCCGAGATATCGCGCGGCTCACCCACGACCTCCCAGGCAGCGCCGGTCCAGACGAGCAGCACAGCCTCGTCCTCTACCCATGTCCGCCAGCCCGTCCGCGGCGGCAGGCGCAGCCAGGCGCCGTCAGTCCAGAGGGCGATGTTCAGATCCCAACCCGCCCAGTCGCCGGTGGCGCCCGAAGCGACAAGGTAACGGTCGCCATCGGTGGGGCTTCCCAGCGGCGAGGTCAGGTCCTGGTCGATAACGGAAAGCTGGACGAGCCCGTCGAGGATCCGCAGCGCCTCGTTATGGGTGACGTGCTTCTGGGCCTGCGCCGCCAAGAGATAGGGCAGCAGGAGATGAGTCGTAGTGTCGGACATGGGTTGGCCCTCAGAAGATCAGCGTGACGGATTTCGGGGCGCCCCGCCCAACGAGGGCGGAGAGCTGGTAGATGCGAATATCGAGCGTGTCTCCCGGGCCGAGCAGCGCGCCCCAGTCAGCGGTCTGCTGGGCGGCGGTGTAGATCGCGTTGGTGGTGGCAGTGCTCAACATCCGCTTCACGACCGCACCGTCGAGGATCTCGACCTCATAGGCTTCGAGTTCCTCGGCCAACGAGACCTCCAGCCCACCCCAGTTGTCCGCCGCGAGTGCGCGCGACCGGCGCGTCCAGCGGATCGTCAGGTCGCCGGGGGCGCGCGGCCGACGCCACGGCTGCTCGACATGGGCGACAGAGAATGGCCGCAGCCCCACGCCCTCGGGCGTGAACGCCTTTGCGACGTAGGTCTCGTCGCTGACCGGGCGGCTCGCCGGGCCGATGCGCCAGTTCCACGGGATGCCGAGATCGGCCTCGGCGATAGGCAGTGATGTCAACGCTGCGTCGAGCGCCACGACCCTCGCGCCGGCGGGCGCCGGGTTGCCCATGGCACCTTCGGTCCCGCGCTGGCCGCGAAGGAGTCGGGTCAGGCGATACCGGCCGGGGGCGATCAGTTCGGCCGCGCCCGCCTGCACGATCTCCCAGACACCGGGCGCGCTCTCGATGGCGATGGCATTGGCACCGCCGAAGAGGGTCAGGTCGGTGACGCTTTCCAGCGTGCCGGTCAGCAGATCGACGACCAGCACGTTGCCAAGGTCGAAGCGCGACGTCGGCCCGGCGTAGAAGTCCGAGACCAGCGTGCCGATCCGGGAGCGGCTGCCAAACGTGGTCAGCAGGTCGAACCCGTCCGAAGAGGGGCTGCGGAACACCGCCATCTCGCCCGGCCAAGGCTCGGCATGCGCCGCCGCGAATGGCCGATGCGCGGCCTGGTCCTCGGTGAGCTGCGGCAGGTCGAGGAGGACCGCCTCCGGCGCACCGAAGACGACGGCCTGCGACAGCGCAGAGGGTCGCGGAGCGCCGGGCGGCAGGTCGTAGGCTTCCCGATCCTGACGCACGGCCTCGATGCCGCGCGCGTCGGCATCGGCAATCGAGATGAGCCTCAGCGGGACGGACCGGCCGTCATGGGCGAGCGTCACCACATCGGCTGGGTCGAGTGCCAGCCGTGACGGCGGCAAGCGGAAAACCGCGCTTTCCCGGCCGGTCCAAGCCTCCATGAGCGCGCGGCGGCAGCGGCGTTCGGCTTCTTCGGGCGGTACGGCCATGGGGAAGGACTCCGAGGCGATCCGCGTTGTGTCGACGGTGATCCGCCGGGCCTCGACGAGGGCCGCGTCATAATCCTCGTCCGCCCGGGCAACCTGCCACTTCAGGGCCTGCGGCAGTTCGGTCTCCTGGCCACGGGTCAGTTCGAGAACGTCGCCCTCGCGCGCGGCGACCAGATCGTCCGGTGCGACGCTCGCAACCGCCGCCCGCCCACGCATGACGAAGCGGATCACGCCTTCGGTCTCGACGGCGTCGAACCCGAAATGCCGCGACAGCGTGGTGATCGAGGCGCGCGGGCTTTCCAGCGCGCCAATGGCATAGCCCTCGACCGCGCCCCAGAGGCCGGTGACGTCGATGCGATCCTCGGGCAGCCCGGCGCGCAGACAGAGGTGCCGAACCAGCGCGGCGAGCGACACCGCCCCGAGGCGGCCGGTCAGCCAGTGGCCCAGCCGCCAGTTCGGCCCGTCTGTCCAGACATCGGTCAGTTCGGGGAAGAACGGGTACGGCCGCGCGTCCCAGGTCCAGGCCGCGCATTCCGGCACATCGACCATCCGGCCCCCATAGACCGAGGACAACGGGTTGTGCGTGGCCTCGCCCCACCAGAGGTACGTCGCCTCGAGATAGGCGCGCTGAATGGCGTCATCCCGCCAGCCCCGCGAGAAATACGGCGTGAAGCTCTCGGACGATTTCGGGTCGAAGAAGACGTTGGGCTGGTTGGTGCCCCGGTCGATGGCCGGGCAGCCGAGTTCGGTGAAGCGGATGGGCTTGGATTGCGGCACCCACGCTGTCGCCGTGCCGCTCTCCGTCCCACCGGGGCGATTATGATGCAGGTTGCTCCACCAGCTGCGCAGATCCTTGTAGCGGAAGACCCAGGGCTTACCGGCACTCCCGTCGGTGATCGGCGTGCGCACCTGCGCCGACCGATCCGCCGCGCCGGCATAGAACCAGTCGAAGCCCTCGCCACCCGCGATGTTCCCCTGCAGATAGGCCCGGTCGTAGATCGCGGGCCAGCCCTCGGTCGCGTCGGCGTGCCCGAACCCGTCGCGCCAGTCGGAGAGCGGCATGTAGTTGTCGATGCCGACGAAATCGATGTTGGCATCCGACCAGAGCGGGTCGAGGTGGAAATAGACGTCGCCGCTGCCGTCGTTGGGATGGTGCCCGAAATACTCGGACCAGTCGGCCGCATAGCCGATCTCGGTGCCAGATCCGAGAATGGCGCGCACGTCGGCGGCGAGCGCCTTGAACGCGGTGACGGCGGGATAGGTGCTGGCACCCGAGCGGATGCTGGTCAGGCCACGCATTTCCGAGCCGATCAGGAAAGCGTCGACCCCGCCCGCCACCGCGCAGAGATGCGCGTAATGCAGCATCATACGGCGCAGGCCCCAATCGCCGGATGGGCCGGTCCATGAGACGGTCTCGCCCGAGATCGCGAAGTCTGAAGGGCTGGCAGTGCCGAAGAACGCCGAGACCTGGCTCGACGCCGTGGCCGTCTTGTCCACGCTCCCGGCATAGCCCGCCGCGGGCGAACACGTGATCCGGCCGCGCCAGGGGAATGTCGGCTGGCCCGTCTCGGCGGCATTGTCGGAATACGGGATCGGCAGCGTGTTGCCGGGCGGGACGTCCATAAGGAGGAACGGATAGAAGGTCACGCGCAGACCACGCGCCTTCATCTCCTGGATCGCCTGCACCACAGCGAAATCGGCGGGCGTGCCGCCATAGACCGGGCGGTCCTCGGCGTCGCGGCTGACGAGGAAGGCATTGGCGCGGCTGACGCCATTGACCGACCAGCCGACTGGCGTCGTGGATTTCGCGGAGACCTCGACGCCCGGGCGCAGCTTGCAGGTTCCCGCGCGCAGGTCATCGCCGAACCAGGCGACGACGAGGCTGACGCTCTCGACGGCCGGCGCCATAGCTTGCAGACGGTCGAGTGCGACGACCATGTCGGCGCTATCCGGCAAAGCGTTCAGGTTTTCGGCCTGCGTCGCGCCGCCCGAGGATTTGCGGATGGCCTGCGTGGCATAGGTGAACTCGCCCGAGGCCGGGATCAGAGTGACTGCGCGGGTCAGCCCTTCTGCGGTGTCGGGGTCGGCGAGCGGCCGAAAAACCTCGAAGGAGAGCTGCGGCAGGCGGTTGCCGTAGCTCGACAGCGGTAGTTCCTCGAAAACGACATAAGCCGTGCCGCGATAGGCGGGCGTGTTGGCCGCGCCCATCTTCGCCGCGATGAACGGATCGGCCGCCTGCGCCTCGTCGCCAGGATACCAGCGCCAGGTGGCGCCGGAGAGGTCCAGCGGCTTGCCGTCCGCCCAGACGCGCCCGATGCCGGTGATCGGTCCCTCGCAGAGCGCGACGGCGAAGCTGGCGTAGTAGAGATACTCGGTCGTCTTGACCTTGCCGCCTCCGCCCCCCTTGCCGCCGCCCTGCGTGGTGGTCTTCGTCTCCTCGCGGAAATCGGTGGCCCAGATGATGTTGCCGCCGATCCGCATCCGGCCGTAGAGCCGCGGAATCACCGCCCCTTCGGTGGAAGACGTGATGCGCAAGCTGTCGAGCCGCGCGCCTTCGATCCGCTGCGTCGGTGCGAGCGAGGACACGATCCAGCTGTCCACGACCGAGCCGATGGTGGAGCCGATGAAGCCGCCGATGGTCGCCGCGCTGACGCCAAGGATCGCACCGCCAATCGAACCGCCGATGGCGGCACCGGCGGCGCCGAGAATGAGGGTGGCCATGTCGGGGTCTCAGCGCTGCGGGAAGAGGAAGGCGAAGGCGATGCGCCGCCGCCAGGGCTGGGTCAGCGGCTCCTCGATCACGCCGAGCCGCTCGTAAGCATGGAGGAAGGTATCGGGGCCGGTCAGGATCCCGACATGCTTGGCGATGGCGCGGGGCATCATCCGAAAGAGGACCAGCGCTCCGGGACCGACATCGGCCGGGGCGATTTCAGGCATCATGCGCCGCGCGCCCTCTGCCAGCACTTCGTGCGGGCCCGTCTCGCCCCAGTCGCGGCTGTAGGGCGGGATCGGGAAAGGCTCGGGGCCGACGACCTCGCGCCAGACGCCGCGGGCAAGCCCGAGGCAATCGCATCCGACACCCTTGAGGCTTGCTTGATCATGATACGGCGTCCCGAGCCAGGACCGGGCGGCCGCGATTACCTTGTCGTGATCGGCAGGCTTCACAGCACGCCTCCGTCGTGCCCGCCATCCTTGGTGGCGTAGCGCAGAACGGCATCATGGCCGGGAATGTGCGGGAAGCCTCGGAAACTAGCGGTATTGGCGAACTTCGCGCCGCAGGTCTCGATCCGCTTGTCGCAGCCCGCACGGATGGTGAAGGCGTCGCCCTCCGTGATCGCGCGCACCGGCGCCTCGAGCAGGGTCAAGATCGCCACGCCGTTCGTGACGTCATGGCCCAGCACCTCGGTGCGCCGCCCGGCATTCGCGCCACTCGTCCAGTCCAGCGTGCCGAAGGTGAACCAGCCGGAGGTGAACCCCCCGAGACCCGAGGCGGTGAAGGCCCGGTCGCGCAGCAGATCGACCACCGCGCCTGTGCTCTTGTAGGCCGGGTCCTCCAGATCGACACCGCAGCGCGCGTCGCCGAGCGCTGCATCGCAACTCGCCTGAAAGGTTCGCCCCACCGTCTGGCCGAGCACATGGGCGAGCGAGCGGACCTCGGCCACAAAGGCCAGCCGCCCCCGCCGGATCTGGCCGATGGCGCCGCGCCGCATCAGTACGCGCTGCGCGGTGTCGGCCCAGTTCACGCGCCAGACCTCGACGGCCGCGTTGTCCCAGCGGCCATCGAGGATGTCGGTCTCGGTGATGCGGTCCGACGTCAGCACGCCTTCGGCGTCCTGCGCATCGACCGACAGATCCGAGCCGGAGCGCACCTCGGAGGCCGTCAGCCCGCTTTCCGGCTCAAAATCCGTGCCGTCGAAGCTGAGCGTCCGGTCATGGTCGGTGAAGCCGAAGGTGACGCCATCGGCCCGGGCGATCCGCCAGCACCAGGCCAGCGTCGTCGTGCCCTCGTCGAGATGGGATTGGAGAGCGAGCGAGAGGGATTTCATCGGCAGGTTCCTGTCATGCGGTCGTCGAGATCGGCGATCCAGGTCGCCCATTCCGGGGGCACGACGGCGACGGCAGAGGCTGGCGGCCGGGCCAGCCGCGCCTCGGCATAGGAGGCGCAGCCCGCATCACCAGCGCCCATCGTTGCGGCGCAGCCGGTCAGCAGGATCGCCAGCACCGCGACCGTCACGAACCGCAGCTTGCCCGCGCTCGACGCGCCTGTTCTTGTCTTCCATTGCATCGCGTTCCGCCTCCCGTTTGCCCGTGCGCTTCCCTTCCGCGCGGCCCCAGACCCGGCCGAGGACGACGCCTCCGACCGCGCCGAGGGCCGCAATCAGCCAGATCAGGAGATCAGCCATCGTCCTGCTCCCCGCGCGCGGCGGCCACGCAGAGGGCGACGACGAAGACGCCGAGGCAGCCGCCCGCGACCAGACCGGCGAGGAATTCAAGCATCGCCGCGGAACCCGCGCTCGATCCGGTCGCGCAGGCCGATCAGGCCGAGCCCGAGGAACATCAGGCCCGCGGGCGAGGCATCGCCCGAACCGGCGAGGAGCGCGACGAGGTGGGACAATTCGGCGAACGGTCCGGTCGCGGGCAGCGCCAGGGAAGCAATGCCGGTGAGCATGGCGAGCAGTCCCGCCCACCAGGTGAGCGAGTTGGGGCGGATGTAGCGCATTGGGATCAGGCCCTCCGGATAAGGGTGGCGAAGAAGACGGCAAGCCGGGCGAGCCAGCCGGTCGGCGCGGTGGGTGAAGGGGCGAGGACCGGAGGCGTCGGCGACGGCCCGCGAGCCAAGGCCAGAGCATCATCCTCGGTCAGGCGACGGATCGGTCGCGAGAAGTCCACCCGGCCCGTGCGGTCCACGGACCAGACAGGGATCGTGCCGCCGGGATAGCGACCATGGCGGAACAGGTCGCGCTCGGCCTCCCGGCGGGGGATGATGGAGGCCGGTCGCCGCCAGTTCAGAAACGCGCCGGCGGCGGCAACGCGATTGCCGGCATTGAGGTGCCGGGTCAGCGCGGCCTTAGCGATGCCGCCGGTGTTGTAGTGAAACGAGACCAACGCATCGAACTCGTGCGGCGCCAGCGGCACCTTCACGGCGCGCAGGACGGCTGCCTCGTAGCGCGCGAGGTCGGACCGGAATACCCGGAACGTCTCGCTGATCCCGGCATCGAGATCGGCGGGCATGCCCCGCGGCATCGTGGCCGGGTCAGGCAGACCGGCTGCGGCCGTGTGGCCGATGCCGAAGGTCCAGACCTGTTTCACATCACGGTAGGGTCCGGGCACGATGCCTTCGTGCCGGACGAGGGCCAGAAGCCCCCGGTCTGTCATCTGCATGGAAGTTACCCCAGAAACGAGAGGATCAGGATCAGCGCGGCGATGGCGATGCCGACGCCCAGGCGGTGGCGGAAGGCCTCGCCGGGATCGGCCGGGTCGCAGCGCAGGGAGCGCGCGAGGCGGAGAAGGTCATGCATCGCCATCGCCTTTCCCGGCATGGCGCAGTCGGGCGAGCAGCACCTCGATGAAGGCGGGGCCGAAAACGCCGACCAGATAGGCGGCCGATCCGGCCGCGCCCCCGGCCGGGATCGCCTCGGGCGGCAGGCCAAGCCAGCGGGTGATGATCGCCATCGACAGGCTCCCCATCCCGGCCGCGATCAGACCGCCGAGCAGGATGTGGCGCAGCGCGTCGCGCAGCCGCATTTTCGTCGTCAGCGCGTTGGTCGCGCCCCCGAGCGCGCCCCAGGCGGCGAGGATCACCGCCGTGGAGGCGAGCAATTCCTTCAGCGCTGCCGCCAGAAACCCGGTTTCGTCGTTCATCGTCGGATCTCCAGAAGCGGGATGGAGGTGATGGAGCCCAGCCGTTCAAGGTCGAGCGTCACGTCGAGCGCGTCGGTGTCGAAGCGAACCGGGACATCGAACTCGAAGCCTGCGGTGATCGCGACGCCAGTGCCCGGCGCGGCGGAGAAGGTGATGACGCCGGTCGTGGTGTCGACGGACCAGCCGGAGGGTTGCTCGACCCCGCCGAGCGCGATGCGCACGGTGCCCGTCACCGGCTTCGCGATGGCGCGCGTCCAGGATTGCGCGCCCGAGGCGTAGTGCTTCACCAGCTGGAAGGCGGTCGTCGCACCGTCGCCGGTGCCGATCGCCTGGTCGGTCGGCGATGGCGTGCCCGAGGGCAGGCAGGACTTGTGGTCGCCCCAGTCCTTGAAGCGGAAGCCGTGGAGCCGCCCGTTCCGCGCCTCGAAGAAGGCGACGACGGCGGCGAGATCGTCCGCGCGGCGGATGCCATAGGCGACGTCGTAACGGCGACGCGAGTTGGCCCAGCTGGCGTTGCGCTCCTCGTCGCCGGAGGCAAGCTCGACGATCTGCGTGCGCCGCTCCGGCCCGCTTCGCGCGCCCCGGCTGATGTTGTCGGGAAACCGCACCTCGTGAAACGCCATCACATGCCCCTCCGCCCGAGCGACACGGCGCGGGCGATGTCGGCAGCGACCTGCGTGCGGGACTGTCGGAAGCTCTCGGCGTCGCGCGCCATGATGGTCACGTTGACGCCGCCGCCCGCGCCGTAGCTCTGTGCCTCGCGCCGCGACAGTACCCGCTCGCCGCGTTGCAGGATCGCGGGGACTTCGTCGTGGCGTAGCCCCGCCATGCCGCCTGAATGCATCCGCGGCGCGGCGGCGAAGGCCATGGCCGGGACCATGCGCGAGGGCCCCGCGGCGCCGACCATCCCGCCCGAATGCAGAACGTTGGCGAAGATGCCGCCCGCCCCGGAGAACACGCCGGAGAGCGCATTGGCGATCGGCCCCAGGATGAACCGCCGCGCCGCCAGCTGGGCGAGATCGGCCAGCAGCGAGGTGACCAGATCGCGGAAGTTCAGTTTCCCGGTCCGCACGAACTGGCCCACCGCGTTCTCGGCCGACTGGAAGGCGCCGACGAGGCTCTGGCCGATGTCGCCGCCGATCTCGCGCGCCTTGCTGGCGTAATCCGACAGCGCGGCGGTGACCGCCCGCCAGCCGGTGACGGCCGCCTCGGTCGCGGGCTCTGCCGCAGCGGCGGCAGCACCGGCCGCAGCACCTGCACCCGTGGCGGCGCGACCGGCATCGCCGAGTGCCGTCTCGAGCCGCTCGGCCGCGCCGGTGGCCTCGGTCAGCGCATCCGCACTGGCCTCGTCGGTGCCGCGCACCGCGTCGCGAAGCGCCTGCCAGCTTTCGAGCGGGGCGCGGGCGCCTTCCGCCAGATCCCGGGCCGCGCCGCGATAAAGGTTCGCGGACTCGAGTGCGCGGTTTGCCGCCTCCGTCAGACCGAGATCGGGCGCGGTGAGCGGGTTGTTCTCGAAGGCTCGATCGAAGGCTGCCTGCGCGGCCGTGGTTGCGGCTGTCGCCGCCCCTTCGAAGCGGTTCTCGATCTCGCCGAGGTCGAGGTCGGGCACCAGCGAGATGCGCCGCTCCGACCCGAGCGCTTCCAGCCCCTGGTTGATGCCCCCGATGAAGCCGTTGATCCGCGAGACCACGCCGTTCAGCATGGCCTCGACGCCGTCGACCAGACTGTTCGCGGCCTGGAACGCCAGATCGCCGATGGCGGCGGGCAGCAGACCCCAGATGGCCTTGATCGCCTCAAAGGCGCCTTCAAACGTGTTCGCCGCCGTGTTGCCGAAGCCCACCACGCTCTCGATGGCGCTCTGCATGCCCGACGCCGCATCGGCCTTCAGGTCGAAGAACATCGCCGTGGCGGCGGCACCCGCCGCGGCCGCGCCCATCTTGATCCGTTCCCAGACCTCGACCGCGAGGTCCTTCAGGAGCGACATGGCCTCGCCGAACCCGCCCGCGCCGGACACAAGGCGCGTGAATTGGTAGACCAGCTCGCCCGCTCCTACGATCAGGGCGCCGATGCCGGTGCGGATCAGCGCGCCGCGCAGAACGACGAGCGCCGTGGCGAGACCACGGACGGAGAGTGCCGCGGCGGCCATGCCGGCGACCCAGCGTCCCGCGAGGAAGGCGGCGAAGGTCGCGGCGTAGGTGGTCAGGCGGCCGATATTGTCGAAGAGCCCGCGGATCGCGATGCCGAGCGGCCCGGTGCGGCTGGCGATGGCCGCCATGGCGTTGGCGACCGCCTCGAGTGCTGGTGCCGCGGCGACGGCCAACTGGTTCGACAGCCCGCGCCAGATCAGCCCGAGCCGGGAGATCGCATCGTTCGTCCGCTCGATCTGGTCGGCGTCCTGCTCGGACACCACGACACCGAAGGCGCGGACATCCTCTGTCGCCTGGCGCAGCGTCGCCGTGTCGATCCGCGACATGGCGATCGAGCCTTCCTCGCCGAACAGCTGACCCGCGACGGCCGCACGTTCGGCGACGGGCACGAAGCTCTCGATGGCCGCGTTGATCGCGCCGACCCGCTGATCCAGCGGCAGGGCGATAAGCTCGTTCGCCGAGAGCCCGAGCCGGTCCAGCGCGTCCGCGGCGGGGCCGGTCCCGGCGGCCGCCTGGCTAAGACGACGCGTCAGGTCCTTCGTCGCCTGCTCGATGCCTGACATCGACACACCCGCCAGCTCGCCCGCGCGCTCCAGCGTCTGGATCGAGGCGACCGTGGTCCCGAGGGATTGCGCGAGCTTGGCTTGTGCATCGACCGTCTGCAGGCCGGAGCGAACCATCGCCACGCCTGCGGCTGCAGCGGCTGCCACGGCGGCGGCTGCAGCCACCGCAACACGGCGGGAGAAGGCCGCCAGCCGGGTGTTCGCCGCCTCCATCTCCCGGCTGAGCCGGCCGAAGCCGCGGGACCCGGCTTCACCGACACCTTCCAGTTCGGCCCGCACCTGCCGTCCGCCCACGGCCGCGAGGCGGACGGACACACGCTTTTCAGCCATCGGGACGTTCCATCTGTTCGTTGAGCTTGGCGACCATCACCGCTTCGATGACGGGCAGCAGTTCGGCCATGGCGAGCGGCGGCACGCCGAGGGCATCCCCGAACGCCAGCGCCGCAGTCATGTCCCAGCCGATCACCGCGCCGGGCAGGACACGCAGCTGGCCGCCGAGACGGCCGACCAGATCCCAGACCTGCCAGCCCTCATGGGTCAGCGGCCGGTTCAGCCGCGCCGGGCAGTCCGGGCAGGCTTGCGCGCAGGCTTCGCAGTAGCGCTCGCCCCCGCCGAAGGACCATTCGGCGAGAGCGCGGAGGCGTTTTTTTCCTGTTCCAGCAGCAGGCCCTTCGAGACGTAGGTCAGCTGGAACGCCTCGAAGATCGGCCAGACGTCGAGCAGCGCGTCGATGGCCTCTGGGCTCGGGTCGATGGGATTGCCATCGGCATCTCCCACGCCCTCCCAGGCGAGCACCGCCCGCCGCGCCAGCGCCTTGGCGAAGGCGACCGCGCGCTCCTCGTCGGAGGACTCCTCCGGAACTGCCTCGACGGCCGGATCGCTGCGCGTCGCCACCATCAGCGCGGTGGTCAGCGGGCGCAGCTGCACCCGAACGCCCGGCGCGATTTCATACCAGCGCGGCTCATTCGTCAGGTCGAGCATCAGCATCGTCAGTACACCTCGATGTCGTTGATGAGGGTTGCCGTGCACATCCGGCCGACGACGCTGTCGCGGGCCGCCTGCCAGTCGAAGGTGGCCTGCACGCCCTGCGGTCCGGAAATCTCGATCCGGGGCCGCGGCAGGTAGACGGCGTGCACGGTGAAGGTGAAGCTCTCTCCCGAGGGCAGGACGTAGGCGAATGCCATCTCGCAGGCCTCGCCGTTGATCGCCTGCGTCACCAGCGTCTGGTCGGCGAAGCGGACCTCGATCCGGCCGGTGAGCGCCGCGATGGACGGGTCGGCGCCGTCGATGCGCCCGTCCGAGCGGATGGTCTCGATGCGGTCGAGGTTGTTGGCATAAGTGATCTCGGCCGAGACCACGTTCCCGAGGGCGGTGCCGTTGCGCGTGATCGCCCCGTTGAAGTGGCCGAAGCGCTTCAGCTCCAGCGCAGCGGGCGTTCCGGCGCTGGTCGTCGTGCTGACCGTCTCGCCCTGCGCCACCAGCCGCGCGGTTGCGGTCAGCAGGCCCGAGCGCTGCATCTGCCAGGTGATCTGGTCGAGCACGCAGCCGGAATACATCGCATAGCGCGGCACCTCCGGCATGCCGGTCTCGATCGACATGCTGGGCAGCGCCCAGGACCCCGACTGGAACTCGTGGGTGTACGGCGCCTCCGCGCCCGTGGTCGTCGGCGCGCCGAAGGCCGCCTTCAGCCAGAAGCCGAAGGCCTCCGCGTCGAGCGGCACGACGACATCGCCATCGGCCGTCACCGCGTCCTTGATCGGCGCCAGTGGATCGCGGCCGTAACCCAGAAGCTCCGAGTTCAGAAGCGGCTGCTCCGCACCGAGCGAGGTGCTGGCGAAGGGCATGCGGGTGAAGCCGCTGACGGGCGGCGTTCCATAGGTCGTCTCGAACGCAAGCGCCATCAGCGCCCGCGCCCCCTGGGCTCGTGCCATGGTGTTCTCCTCGGGTTGTCGGGGTCAGCCGAGCGGATCGGCCGTGGAATAATGCAGGATCACCGGGATCACGGCGGCCTTCAGGCTGGCCGCGCCCTCGACAGGCAGATCGACCGGGCGCGGCGCTTCCGCCTCGACCCAGTCACAGAGCCCTCCCAGCGACCGGTCCGCGGCGAGCGCCGAGCCGATGCTGGCGGTCAGCGTGTCGAAGGTCGCGTCACGGGCGGTGCCCTGCACGACAGCCTCGATCTCGGCGCGGTGCTGGTAGTGATAGCGCAGCGGCGACAGCGTCACCTCGGGCTCCCCCGGCTCGCCGTCGCGCAGGATCAGCAACCCCTCGGCCGGGACGCGCTCGGGCAGCACGTCACCCCGCAGCGCGGAGGCGGGCAACGCCGAAAGCCGCGCGTGCAGCGCGGTGAGGATGGTTTCGCGAGGGGTGGGCACGACCGAAAGGGCTCCAGTCCAGAAGGGAGGTTATAGCGTGGAATACGACGACACACTGGCCTTGCACACGTTTCGGCCGTGTCGGATCATTGCTCTATCGGACACCGAAACCGAACTTCAGTCGTCGATCTGGTCGGAAAAGTCAGAGAAATCTATGGCTTCCGGCACACGCCGCGCGATGAAGAGTCCAGTAATCCTTGCCTCCGGAAAACGTCGGCTCAGGACGTTTGACATGGCCCGAAACCGGCAGCCTGTCACAAGCAGGTCATCGACGATGCCGATCCATCTTGGCGATTGCCCGGTCAACGCCTCATCAATTTCGTACACGCTTTCCCATGCTTCGGGCGGCGGACGACTGGAGCTTTCATGCGCAGCACCAATTGGTTCGGTCTGAGTAACGAGCTCTCTGACATCAGCCGAAAGGCCTGCGGGCGGCTTCAGCGCCCTCAGCATGTCCATCATTCGGTCATCGTATTCCGGGTCAGTCTTTAGTTTCGACGGCGGTACCGGGACAAGGGTCAGTTCCGCGAACCGTGGGCCAATTCGGGCCGAGAACAGATCTGCCACTGTCCGGATCGCGTGCTGCTTGTGCGGCCACCGGTTCGTCCCCCGCCAATTCACCGGGATCTTGAAATTCAGTATCAACTGGTTGGTGGCGCTGTGCGCCCATCCCTTCCGCGCCGTGTAGTCGCCGAAGAACAGGCATTCATCCTCCGGCAGGAGGTGGTTGTGGTCGCCACGGGTAAGATCGTCGATCCTAGTGAAGCGCGACGGAAAGGAGGTGCCTGCGGATGTCGTCATAGTCGGCCACTCTGATCGCGCCGCGTTCTTCTAATGTGTGGGGCCACTTCAGCCCCGGCTTGCGGAAATTGCTCTCGAGGATGAAGACCTTCCGCCCCTGTTTAAGCGCGTGTCGAGCCTGGATCAGGGTCCCCGAGGTCTCCCCGGCCTCGACGATGATCGTGGCCTGCGTCAGCGCGGACATCGTGATGTTCCGCTCCGGGAAGAAGAAGTTGTTCGCAACCGGGTTCTTCTGTGCGCTGTAGCGCTTCACCGGCACCTGACTGATCAGTAGGTGGTTGCGGGCAATCTCGCGTTGCAGCCGCGCATTGGCCGCCGGGTATGCTTTCAACAGCGGGGTCCCAAGCACGGCGATTGTCCGTCCGCCATTCTCGATTGCCGTCGTGTGGGCAGCGGTGTCGACCCCTGCGGCAAGACCCGACACGATAGTGAAGTCGTCGGCCAGGAGGGACTTCACCAGCCTGCGCGTTCTCGCAAGCCCTTCGTCGGTGGGCTTGCGCGTACCGACCACGGCAACTGCCCGCGGCGAGTTGACGAGGTCCCACCAACCCTGGAAATACAGGAGCTCAATCGGGTGGTCCGCGACACGAAGGCGCTCAGGGTAGTCGCCAGCGCCATGGATGCGAACACCATAGTGCTCTACGCCGGCGTCTCGCAACATGGCATGAACATCGTTGGCGTTGCTGACGGCGCGGGACCGCTCCACGAAATCAGACGGCAAAGATCCTTCGCGCTTGGCGAACATGTCTGCGATAGACTTGAAACTCGCCTTCTGTTCCTCCCAGAGTGCTTCGTAAGCACCCAGTTCGTGGAACGGCGAAACGGCGCGATCGGAAAAGTCGTCGGCCTGTAACTCAAGCTGCATTATCCCCCTCCTTTCCGCGCTATGCATCCAGTGAATGATGCAGAACAAATATAGAACATTTCTTTAGAACGCAAGCTGGACAGCATGGTGTCGCCCAAGAACCTGCCGCCAAACTGACTTTTCACCGAATGGTGTCAAAGCGCAAGCAGGTCATTGGGACGCACGTCGAACCGACACAACCGCGATCACCGACCACCGTGGCCGACCTTACTCTCCACCCAGTTCGCCACGATCAGCCCCGGCACACCGTCCAACGCCCGGTCTGCATCCCGCGCGAGGTCCAGCCGCTTCGGCAGCTTGACCTGCGGCACCAGCAGGAAGATCGGCGCGGTGACCTTTCCGCGCCCGCTCTTGGAGCGCGACACCACCGCCTGTCCCTTCGTGTTCAGCCGTCCCTCCGCCACCAGCAGGCTCGGGCCGGTGCGACGATAGACGAAGCGCAGACGCAGCCCGCGTCGCTGTTCCCATTCGCCGGGCGTGATCCTGCCGCCGCGCAGGGACTTGCCTGCGGCGGGCAGCGGAATCGCCAGCCAGAACCCGTTCTTCGAGCGGATCAGCGGGCCCGTGTCATGCGCGCCGACGATCACGGGAGCCTTCGACCAGACCAGTGCTGCGGCGTCGAGGCTCTCGCCTGACCTCGGGAAGTTCTGGCTCCGGATCGAATTGGCGAGCCGTGTACCGAGCCCGGCGCCGGTGATCTGCAACCGCCAGGCCGACTTCAGCCCGGTCCCTGCCTCGCGCATGGCGGCCGTCACGGCGCGTTCGCCCGCCGCGACCTCGGCCGCCATCATCGCGACGATGTCGGGATCGATGTCGAGCTTCAGTTTCACGCGGGCCTCAGATCGACGGTCCAGACGAGCCGTTCGCGGTCGCGGACCGGCTCGCCCTGAATGAGGAAGGCCTCGCCGTCGATCTCAATGCGGTCGCCCGGGCGCGGGGCTAGAACTTCGGCGACACGCAGGTCGATCCGCGTGGTCTCGGACCAGAGCCGGGCATCGCCGAAGTCGGTGACCGCATCGGCACGTCGGGCGACGATGCGAACGAGGACCGGCGCACCGCCGTCGGCGATGTAGACCGCGTCCCGGCCGATGTTCGGATCAGCGAAGAGCGCGCCCACGGCGGCGGCGAAGGCGCTCATCAGAACGTCGCGTTCAGCCGCACTCGGCCGATGGTATCACCCGCGCCGCTGGCCACCGCCTCGACGGCCACGCCGATGAGGGTGTTGTCGGTCGCGACGGTCGTGCAGCGCTTGTTGGTGTCGTCCCAATAGACCTTGGCGCCGACCGTCCAGGCCTGAGAGCCGGCCTTGGTGATGTCGAAGACGCCGACGAGCGCGGTCTCGACAGGCTCGCCGAGAGCGGCCGCGACTGCAGCGATGCCGAAGATGGAGCCGACGAGCAGGCCATCGCCAGAGGCGACGGCATAGGGCGCGGTCAGGGTGATGGTGTTGCCGGGCTGGACGAAGTTTTTCATGGGGAGGATCCTCGTGGAAAGACGAAGGGCGGCCCGATTGGACCGCCCGAATGTCAGGGTTCAGGATGTGGGCCTTACGCGCCCGGGTTCTTGTAGAGGCCGCGCCAGTCGATGGCCTTGGCGCCGAAGTCGAGGCGGCACTTGATCTCGACCCCGTCGACATCGAAGCCGTTGCGGGTCTCGATGTAGGCGCCTTGCTGGCCCTCGAGATAGGCGTATTCGATGGTGTCGATCTGGTTGGGCGAGGCCGCCAGATACCAGGAGGTCGCGCTGGCCGCATCGAGGCGCGGTTCGCTGATCGGCGAGAGGGTCCGGATCGACTGCGGCACCACCTTGGCGCTGTCGGCGGGCACGAGGTTCTGGGCCACCAACTGCTCGGCTTTCAGTTCCAGCGCGGCGGGCACGATCAGGAAGGCGGGGCGGACGTTCAGCACCGTCTTCTTGTCGAGCCCGGTCTGCAGCGCCATCGCCGCCCGGGCCGCGCCTACCGCATCGACGGCCAGCGCTGCGCCGGTGCCCGCGAGGTTCTTGTGGGTGGCGTGGAACAGCGCCGTGCCGTCGGCCATCGCCGGGTTCGCGGTGATGATGCCCCAGACGACGTCGCTTTCCAGCTGGGCGATCGAGTTGCCGTACATCGCCGGGATCCGGGTGAAGGCGTCGAGATCGTCGTTGATCAGCACCTGCCGGGTGATCGCGACCACGCGCCCATAGGTCTTGACCTTGTAGCTCTCCTTGCTTTCGCCCAGCGTCCCGCGCTTGAACTCGCCGCTTTCGCCAACTTCCAGCAGTTGCGGCGCTTCGCCGAGCTGGACCCGGTGCATGGACTTGAAGTCCGTCGCCAGCACCTGACGGCAGAAGAGCGCGAAGGTGCGGGGATAGGCGTCATAGGCTTGGCGGAGCGTCTTGTTGGTGACCGCCGACAAAATCTCGGGGAAGTCCGAGGTCGAGTGCAGCGCGCGCGTCGCCACCTCGTCACGCGAGAGGCCGCGCGTGTTGACCCCCGCATTGCCGAGGCTTTCGCGGGCCAGTTCCAGCAGCGTCATGCCGCGATACTGCCGTGCGGCGTCCTCCAGCGGGAACAGCGTCGGGCTGTAGCGGTGCAGGAGCGCATTCGCCACAGCGTCGCGGCGGGTGATGCGCTCGTCGCGGCCGCCGAGAGGGACGGAGACATGCGGGAATGTCCGGGTCTCGTCCGACTTCGCCGCGACCTGATCGAGGATCAGGCGGCGGGACTCGTCGACGCTGACGCCGCGTTTCACCAGATCCTCGGCGAAGCCGCGCTCGAGGTTCAGGCGACCCGCCAGATCGTAGATGGTGGAGACGCGATCGCGCTCGGCCTCGCGGGCGCGGGTCGCGACAGCCTCGGTGTCAGCGGCGGTAGTTGCCTGCGTCTTCGGCTGCGCGCGGGTTTCGCTGGCGGCGACCTTCGGGGCGGGCGCAGCCGCTTTCGGCTCGGTCATGGCGGTGTCCTCGGTTTCGACCGGCTCGGTCGGCTGGGTGGTGGCGGGGGTTGCGGCGTCGCTCGCCGGGGTTTCGGTCTTGTCCGTCATCGGGATCGGTCCTTTCGTGATTGAAGGGGCGTCCCGGCGGTGGAGGACGCAGTCGTGAAGGGGATGCTGGGCGCGGAAGCCCGCTGCCGGGTCCGCGCCGACCGCGACGGCGGAGACCTCGAACGGCGTCCAGTCCACCGCTCGCCAGAGTTCGCGGGCGGCCTCGGGTTTCGAGACCTCGAAGCGGTGGACCTGGTAGCCGATGGAGACCGCGCGGATGTGCCCGGCCTGGATGTCGCGCCAGATCGGCTCGACATCGGCACGCTCGCTGATCCGGACCAGCGCGATGCCGCGGCCGTTCTCGATCCGGGCCGAGCCCGGCACGACAGAGCCGATCACCGCGTCGAGCGTGTCGAGTTCGTGCACCTTCAGGAACGGCGCGCCCGCGTTCAGCCGGTCGAGCCGGACATGGGCGGGGTCGAGGCTTAGCTCCTCGTCGTATGGCTCGCCGAAGAAGGTGGCGCGGCGGACCCTTGCGCCTGCCGACCAGACCACCTCGACGGTACGGCTGTCGGCATCGGCGGTGTTCGGCGCAAGCTCCGCCGACCGGCGCATGGCCGGCAGTTCGATCATCGTGTCCATGGGGTCAGTCCTGTTGGTCGGCCTGCGCCGGATCGGTTTCATCCGCTTCGGCGGAGGGGTCGTGGGCGGCCGGATCGGTTGCCGGATCGTTGCTCTGCGCGCTGCCGGTCTTGGTGACGCGGCGCGGATCGCTGTCGAGGACCAGCCCGAGCGCGTCGAGCTTGGCGTTGGTTGCGGCGATCTCGGCCAGCACCGCGTCAGGGTTCCGGCCCTGTCGGGCGATCACCTCGGCCAGCGTCATGGTGCCGGAGCGGATCGACAGCAGGTTCGCCATCGCGTCCTTCTGCGGATCGACGGCCTCGAACTTCGGCGGCGACCATTCGACAGGCACGGTCGGCGACGGGATCTGACCCGCCGCCCATGCGGCTTCCGTGAACCAGCGCCAGACCGGCGCGCAGAACATCGGAATGAAGAGCTGCCATTGGACGGCGTCGATCTGGCGGCGGAACTCCACGAGCCCCGCCCGGATCGAAGAATAGTTGACCTGGCTGAGATCGCCGGTCAGCAATTCATAGGGCACCCGGAACCCCGCCGAGATCGTGTGCAGGCTGGCCCGCTTGTATTCGCCGTAGCCGCCGTTGGCCGACGGCTGGTTGAACCGGATGTCCTTGCCGCCGCGCGCATAGGCGATCAGTCCCGGCTCGAACTGCTCGACCCTGTTTCCGTCGGCATCGACCACGGCGGGCGCGATGCCCTGTTGCGCCTCGTCGTCGCCGAAGACGATGGCGGTGACGCAGGCCTCGGTCTTCTTGCGGACCAGTTCCGCGATTTCGTAATCGTCGAGATCGCGCAAGCTGCGGATCACCGGCGCGCCCCAGGGGACGCCGCGGGCCTGTGTGCGCTGCTTCTCGTAGACATGGGCGATCTCGGTCGTCGGGACCGGGCGGCTCTGCAGACCGTTCTGCAAGGCGCCATAGGCGTCGCCTGGATGCTCGGCATGGAGCCAATAGGCTCGCCGCCTGCCGAGCGGGTCGAACTCGATCCCCTGCACGAGGCGGCCTGCTCCGAGGGCGCCGGATTTCGTGGCATCGAGGAAGTCAGCCTCCAGCACCTGCAGTTGCAGCGGCACCGGCAATCCGTCGCTCGCGCGCCGCAGGCGGCGGCGCACCAGCACCTCGCCCGCCTCGACCATCTCGCGGCAGATCAGGGTCTGGAGCCCGTAGAAGTCGAGTTGGCCATCGGCATCGCAATCCGCCGTCCAGCGTTCGAACAAGGCGTCGACCTTGCGGTCCAGCGTGTCGTCACCGCTGGCGGCGCGCGGCATGATGCCAGCGCCGATGATGTTGTTGACCAGCACCGCCACGGCCTTGGCCGCATGCGGGTTGTTGCGCACCAGATCGCGCATCCGGTCGCGCAACAGCGCCCCGGCCACGCCGATCTCGGTGTCGGCCGAGGATCCCGGCGCGCGCCAGCCCTCTGTGCGCCGCCCGTGCGCGGCGCCGTCATAGCCCCGCGTCAGCGTCTCGAAAGCCTGACGCGCCATCACGCGCCGGGCCGCCATGCGCGGGGCCACCGTGGCGATGGCGTGATCGAACCAGTTCGCGGACATCAGCGATCCCCGCGCGAGAAGCCAGCCAGCCCGGCCACCGGCAGCGGCCGTGTGGCCCCGGCGATGGCGCGCTCGATGGTGCGGATGCGCGCCAGCAGATCCTCGGCCGAACCGTAGTCGACGGACTTGCCGTCATAGCTGACGCGCGTCGTGCCGCTGGCATAGGCCCGGCGCAGCGCCGAGAGCTCGGTTTCCGTCCAGTCGGTCATCTTCAGAACCATCCTCCGCGCCGTCCGAGCCAGTCGGAGCGGCGCTTGCCCTGCGGGGCCTGTCCAGGCCGGTTGATCTGCCCGGCGGGATCGGTGTCGGTGGGCGTCGCCCCGAGCTGATCCTCGAGGTCACGCCATTTCTCGTCGGGCCAGCGATCCGCGCCCGCGATCCACGCGGCGGCGCGGGCGTAGACCCGGCAATCCAGCGCCTCGTTGCGCTCACGCAGCTTCTGCCATTCCAGCCGGGCGAAGCCGCGCTTGGTGCGCACCGTCACCAGTTGTTCGGCCACGAACTGCTTCAGCCACTCGGTCTCGACCCAATGCGGCAGGTGCACCGAGCCGGGCGGGTATGTCGCGCCCTCGGCGCGTTCCTCTGAGGTGGGGCGCGCCAGCCGCAGAAAGCGGTAGGTCTCGGCCTTGAAGGTCGAGACCGCCACCGTCCAGAGCCGTGCCCCGCGCCGGAGGCGTTTGCCTCCCTCGGTCGCATCGACAAACGTCGGCCCCGACACCGGGCTCGAGCGGTTGAACCCCTCGGCGCCCTTCACCGGCGACACCTGCGCGAAACCTTGCGCCCGTGACCAGGAATAGACCGCCGGAGCCTCGTAGCCGGTGTCGATGGCGAGCCGCGCGATCCTGAGATGCGCGCCGCATTCGTGGGGCCAGCTTCGATCCAGCAGCACGGTCAGCTCCGACCACGCGTCGTGCCGGTCGGGGCCGCCCTCGATAACGACGTGATCGACGAGCCAGCTTTCCAGCCCGCGACCCCAGGCCCAGACATCGACCTCGATCCGGTCCTTCTGGACGTCGGCCCCGGCGGTCAGGAACAGCCCGCCCGCAGGTACGGTGCCGGATGTCCATCGCTCGCGCCGGTCGTAGAGCCGCTGCCAGTCGGGGGCTTCGCCGGTCTCGACCCATGTCTCGCCGAGGATCGTGTTGCGGAACGCCTTGATCGCCTCGTCCGACCCCTGGGCCGCGTCCCATCCCCGCACGATCCGCTCCCAGCTCAGCCAGCCGATCGGCGAATAGAGCGCCGAGAGGTGATACCCGACCGTGCTCGGATCGGCGGCGGTGGCGGTCGCCCGCCATTCGCCGCCCTCCAGCATGGCCGTCTTGTGATGCTCCGCGATGGGCTGCTCGCAGCCCTCGCATTGATATTCCGCCGTCTCCGGGCGGCCCTTCTGCCAGCGCAGCCGGTCGAACTTCAGCCACTGCATCGCCCCGCAATGCGGGCACGGCACGAAGTACCGCCGCTGATCGCTCGCCTCGTACTCGCGCTCGATGCGCGATAGCCCCCGGATCGTCGGCGTCGAGACCAGCAGCACCTTGCGCCGGTGGGCGAAGGTCAGCGACCGGGCTTCCGCCAGCGTGACCGGATCGCCTTCCTCGTCGGCGGACGCCGGATAGGCGTCGACCTCGTCGAGGAAGATGTAGCGCGCGGGGGTGGAGCGCAGCCCGACCGCCGAGTTCGCCCCTGTCATGATCAGGATGCCGCCCGCGAATTCCTTGGACAGCATCGTGTTGCCCGCATCTCGCGACCGCGCCGGTTTGACCCGCTCCCGCAGTTCCGGGCTCTCGTCGATCAGCGGGTCGATCCGCTGCCGCGAGTTGCGCTTTGCCAGTTCCACCGTCGGCTGGACCGCGAGCATCGGCCCCGGCGCCTGGTGGATGGCAAAGCCGATCCAGTTGTTGCCGGCCTCGGTCGCGCCGACCTGCGCGGCCTTCATGAACACGATCCGCTGTGTGGGATCGCCCGGCGACAGCCGGTCCATGATCTCGCGCATGTAGGGCGTGCGCAGAGTGCGATACCGCCCCGGTTCGGCCGAGGCGCGGCCCGACAGCATCCGGTGCCGGTCCGCCCATTCCGAGACGGTCAGGTCCGGGTCGGGCCGCAGCCCGTTGCCCCAGGCGCGCAGGATCTCTCCCGCGCCGTCGAAGTCCGTCAGGCCATCGCCACTCTCATCGGAAGTCGGGCCGGACCTCGGCGAGTTCGTCGAGGTGGGCGCGTACATGTTTCTCCAGGACCTTCTGCATCGCGGCTGGCTCCACTGTGATTTGCTGGCCCGTTGCGTCGCTGCACGAGGCAGAAAGCTCGGCCGCCATCAGCGCCGCCGCGCGCGCAGGCCAGGTCACCCATGCGTCCCGTTCCTCCCGCGCCAGCCGGAACACCAGCGCCAGCGCGCGGGCCCGCTCGATCAACTCCCCCTTCAGCTTTTGCAGCCGGATGCGTCGCTCCTGCGCCTTCAGCACCTCGTTCGCCGTCTTCGCCTGCAGGAAGGTCGTGCCGCCGCCGACCGCCGGCACCGCCAGACCCTGTTCGCGCAAGGTGTCGCCGACAGCGGCGACCGCCGCCTCGGGCACCGGCTTGAGCTTCGGAGCGGGCGGCTTGCGGGTCTTCGACGGGTCGGTCGTCTCGGCACGCCGGGCGTCGCTGGCGGCCGCGTTGATGCTGCCGTCGGGATAGAGGACCAGCCGCTCGGCCGTCTTCGCCTTCTGGATCGCGCCCCGCGACAGCCCGACATGGGCGGCGTACTGGCGCTCGCTCATGCC